CAATCGTAACCTCATCCGGCGTACCGATGACGACTCTTATTACGTTGTCACCAAAGGTCGTCTGGCCCGAACCCGAAGTGGCGTCGGACCATACCGGATAGTAGGTGTTCGTGGCGACTGTCGCGTTCAGGGTGAGATTGTCAGCAGAGATGTCTGTCAGCCCTGACCCATCACCAACGAACCCACCCGTGCCCGTGTGCGTTATCGTCGCGTTATTGATCGTGAGTTGCGTACCCGACCACACGAGGTTCGCGCCGGAAGCGACATAAGGGCTTCCTGTCCCGTCACCGATCAGGAATTGGTCGGCGGCTATGCCACCGGTAATCCCTGTGCCACCGTGATCGACGGCGATTGTGGTGGCATCCCACTCACCAGCGGTGATGAGTCCCGACGAGGTAACGCGGAAGTCCGTTGTACCGCCTTCGGTCGTAGACCAGGTGAGTGAGCTAGTGTCGATCTCGAAGAAGTTGTTGAACGTCACCGGATCATTCGCAGCCACCCCGGTACTGTTCGAGTTGCGGATGCGGAACACACCCGCCGTCGAGTCTGTGTTGATCTCAACGTGAACGGCACCATTACCCGCATTGGCGTACTTCTCGCCCGACGAGTAGTAATGCCCGTTTCGGATGTTGAAGTTGCCGTTGCCGTCGTTACGAGTAATCCGAGTCAGGGCAGTCGTGCCTATGCCATCAAAGAGGATTTCGGCATTGGCATTCGAGAATGTTGTAGTCTGATTGCTGAACCTGTACGAGCCAGAGACTACTTCGTCTGCTGCGAGGCGGGCGAGAATGGAGCCGTCAACGATGTCTCCTTCTAGGATACCCGTTGCCGTGTCGTAGAACGGAAGGTCCGAGACGTTACCGTACTGGACATTGTTGCTTGCGTCCGAGTAAGCCACGCGAGCAGATGTGCTGATCCCGGTGCCACGAAGATCTGGGGCCTCAATGATGTAGTTGTCTGTACCCGTCAAACGGATACCGACTAGGACAGCACCCGATGTCGGACTGACAGTGATACCCCCGTTGGTCGCCTCCGATACCGAAGTCACCAAACCGTTACTAACGGTGATGTTGTCAGTGTAGATGTGCCCGTATCTGATCAAGTTCGTACCAAGATCAGTGCCACCGTCTGTGGCGGGTCGTAGATCGGTGGGTGTAACCAGGAGATTGTCAGTGTCATCCACCGTCAGAGCGATCACATCTGCGGTGTCACCGGAGTTACGCCAGGCGATAGTGTCCGTATAAGAGAGGCGCACCTCACCTGTGCTGGATTGGGGGCCACCTCCAACACGAATCGCCGGGGTGATCACTTGTCCGTTGAAGTCCACAACCGTGCCACCATCACTGACGCTCATCAGAAGAGCATCAAGACCAGCCCCGTTTGCATCAGTTGTCCAGAACTCGAATTGAGTTCCAGCACTGTTGTACTCAAACCAGTAGTCCGGTCCAGCACCAAACTGAAGTGCGACATTGTCGCCAAGGGTGGCGTCACTATTGAACGTCCAAGACCCACTGATCGTGGCATTGTCCCCACTTTCGAGGAAGTTGCCCTTACTGAACACGGTCAAGGGAATCGTATTCAAAACCACCGCTTCGGTTGGGCCAGTTACCCCCCCATCCCCAACCAGGACAGCATCTAACCCCTCGACCGTGATCGCGGAGGCGGCTGCACCGCCGATAAGAGCGTCAGCCCCAGACCCGTAATTGATGCTGACGAGTACATCACCGGAGGTCGGAGAAATTGTCAGACCATGGTTATTGGCCGTGGTGGACACAGATGTGACCAAACCATTAGTGACAACGATGTCGTCAGTATAGACCGTCTGCCATCGCTCGTCGCTTGTCCCGAGGTCGAGCGTTCCGTCGCCACTAGGTCGGAGGATAGTGTTGACGGTAAGCTCATCATCTACGCCGACATAAAAGCCCAGATCCGCAGAGTTGGCAAAGTTACGCCAATAGACTTCTTGGTTATTTGTCAGACGTACAGATCCGGCACTGGCTGGCGTGGCCCCGACCTTGAGCGCGAGCGGTGTGATGAGGCCGGTAAAATTTACATCATCCGTTCCGTCATCGACCGTGAAGATCAGCCCGTCTGCGCCCGCCCCATCTGCATTTGTCGTCCAGAATTCAAACTGCGTACCCGTGGTGTTGTACTCCATCCAGTAATCACCACTTGTCCCAAACTGCCACAACTGATCGTCCGCAACCGTTGTGGTCGCATTGAACGTCCAGGTGCCCGTAATGCTTTCTGAAGCCGTCTGTTCAGGGAATGGTAGATCGCTAACAAACGCACGTTTGACATCATTATCTGTGTCACTGAATGCGATTCTAGCCCCAGAGGGAATCGGAGAACTCTCTTCGTTCGTCCCGGCAAAGATGTAATTGTCCGTAGAGGTGAGGTCGAGTCCAATGTTGGGGGCGCTCCCCGAACCTGTGTCCTCTAATCCGTTATGAACGGACACAGACGACACAATGCTCGCACCGACAATATTGTTGACGTAGAGAGTGGCCCAACGCTCGTCTGTCGTCCCTAAATCACGGGTGTTATTTCCGTCTGGGCGAAGGATGGCACCAACTGATACCTCATCGTCGGTGCCGACTGTGATCGTGACGTTCGCATTGTTGGCAGCGTTGCGCCAAGAAATGTCGCCCAGGTTGGGTAGCCGAACCTCACCGTCATTCGCTGGGTCGTTACCAAACTGAATGGCGAGCGGGTCTATGATCCCGGTAAAGACGACATCGTCCGTTCCGTCCTCGACACTAAAGACGAGGCCGTCCAGACCCGCCCCATTAGAATCAGTCGTCCAGAACTCAAACTGTGTGCCAGTGCTGTTGTACTCAAACCAGTAGTCGGTGCCGCTGCCAAACTGCCAAGCCACATCGTCTCCGACAGTCGCATTCGTGCTGAAAAGCCATGCTCCGGTGATCGTCTCTGTGCCCGCCAGGCGAGCCAAGAGGGTGCCGTCTGTGATGTCAGCTTCTGTGATTGCGGCGTTCTTCCAATCAGTGCCGTCATGCCGAAGGTACTCTCCGACACCAGGACTGCTGATTGTCGTGTCAGTCAGGGCAGCGAGCGTGGTCGCACCACCGGCACCACTGCCGTCCACTTCGATGACGCTGTTCGCGAACGTCATCGTAATGCCGCCTGTCCCCTTCATCAGAGGCGCAACGATATTGTCGCCTCCAGCGTTCTCTGCCCGCATCACCGAGGAACTTGCCGGGGTGCCTAGATACAGCGTCTGGGGATCACCCGCCGTCCCCGAACCCTGAGCACCATCGACAGCATCATAGGGCGTCAGGGTTACCTCGAGGACATTGGCCCCGATGTCTGGTAAGAAATAGAGCTCGTTTGCTGGATTGATTGGAATAGTCGCCGCAAGGTCTTGGTCAGTGTGACGCAAAACGTGGGATTCCGGCGTCGATGCCGCGCCTACATTCCAATCGTAGGTGTGCTGCCAATCTTGCTCGACGTTCGGACCAGAATCGGTCGAGCCAAGATGGTAGCCCTCGACAACGATCCTGTAGCTTAGGGTGTTCGGCCCAGGGTTAAGCTGGATTTCACACTTGTACTGGCCGATAACCGCCATGGTAACCCTTTAGGCAAGAGATAGGTCTACCTGGACTTGAGCACTGTAGTCCGAGAACCCGTAGATACTACGACACCGGACCCTGTACCACCAAAGCGCCTGACCACTCAATGTGCTGGTATCAGAGTCGAGATACGAGTTTGAATTCGCGGGCTCATTATCAGAGATCGTCACCCAAGTTCCCGGTGAGCCAGACACGTCAGGAGCCCGTTGGATATGGTACTCTAGCTCGTCAGTCGCATTGTCTGTCCAGGTGAGATCTACCGTGTTTTGCGTGGTGCCTTCTTGGGCACTGAGGCTAGTTGGGGTGGCGGGTGTCTCTTTTGTGTCCCCGAGCCATTGCAGGATGGTGACCTTCTTGTTGCTCGTATCACTGGTCACGGTCGTAGTCGAGGGCGCAGCCTTAAAGATCTCGTAGGTGTCACCACTCGTTGGATTATTCGTCCAAGTCGATGACACGGTTAAGGTGTCGTCCGTGTTACTAGTGATCGTAGCCGTTTCCTCCCCTGGTGGGCCAACGACACCCTCCCGAAGCAGCACGGTCCAGCCCGTATAGAGGTTGGTTTCATATGACCGACCCGTATCCACCAAAGTCGTAGCCGCGCCGCCCGAAGCTGTATCAACCACTAGCGAATCATCTGCGCGGGTGTTGGTGTGTGAGACGAAGACCGCACGGATGGTGTAGGATGTGCCCGCCAAAGCAGTGAAGGAGAGATTGCTCAAGTCACTCCTGCCCACCTCTACGAAAGTGGCCCCACCATCTGTAGAAGCTTCTACGATGGTCTTGGCACCTGGGTACTCCCAAGGCGGGCGCACCCAAGAGACGTTAATGACCGGGGCAGCATTGTCCTTCTCTGTCTTAGTGACAACCAAGCTCGTAACGTGTGGCGGAACCTCATGCGCCGAACGGAAACGAGTGCGGATCTTGATACCGTCAGGGCTGTAGCTGGGCCAATCTAAGTGCAGATCCTCACGGTACAGCGACAAGGTGAGGTCATATGTCTGATTTGGCTTACTGACCTTCCTGTTCACCATGAACAACTCTGATGCCAACCCTGCGGTTGGGTGCGACACCGCCACAATGTCGCCAATCTCGAGCGGCATCGCCTCAATGTTCGCATCAGTTACCATCAGTTGCCGGTTCGCAATGATTCCCCGTTGCAGAGTGTACCAAGCCTGTCTGACCGCGTAACTGTAGTCTGTTGTCGCAGAGAGGCTCATTGAGCGTGAGTTTCTGCCGAACCTATCGATGTAGGTTTCACCAAACCCGTCTTGACCTGTGGCCTGAACGCGGACAGTTCCCTCTCTGCCGTACTGAGTGTTCACATCGAAAGTCGCGACGATCTCATTTGTGACGCTGTGAGTCGGTTGTTTACGCTTGAACTCAACCTTGCCGACATTGTCTTGGTCTAGTCGGATCGCGTAGATGATGTACTCAGAAGTGTTGTCAGGCTCTTGACCGACATCCCAAGCACTGGTGACCGTCACGGTGTTCGCGGTATTGGAATCAATCGTGCGGATTTGCCCCGCACCTGTGCCAGAGACGATCTCTACTTTGTAGTCTTGAAGTAGACCCTGGACACCGCTCGTCGGCCAACTTGGAAGTGTCGCACCGTTTCGGTTCGTGTCCTGAAGGGTAGTCGTGGTTCCGCCCGTCGCAGTCCCTGTGCCACCCCGAGGCGCCTCGCAAGATATACCGACCTTACCGTCCCGTTCGACCAGGGTGCCCCTACAAGTCATCAGTAGGGCTGCTAGGGCATTCGCTCGCGTGGCATCGTTAATGTAGAGGTCACTACGGTATCGCTCCGTGGTCACCGCTGCGCCACCCGCGTCATAAACCGTGACATTCTCATCCGCATAACCCGCCCAATCGATGAACGAGGCATGGTCTATCCCAGATTCGGGAATGCCAGCAGAGAACACATCATCTGACGCGACACGTTGTGGCGCAGAGAGTAGATCTAGGATCTGCCAGACAGGATTGCGAGAGTATGTCCCTGTCCCGCTCTTTGTCGGGGTGACACCGACGTAATTCCACAATTGAACCTTGCGTCCTTTGGCGTAGATGCGGATGTCAGGTTCTTTGGCTTGGAAGATCTTGGTGACGAATTGACTATTTGAGGGCAGCACATTGCTACCGGGAATAAATCTGGTGCCTTGGAACCCTCCCAATAGGCCACCCTCAAGACGAACCCGCACCTTAGCCACAGGTTCTAGGTCGTATTCATCTGGGAGGTCGATGACACAATAGGCCACGTTTGGCAGACCACCGAACCCCGCTATAGAAGACTCAGCAACACCAAGCTCCCATCTTGGGTTGAGGTCGGACACGGTAGGGGTTGTGCCCCCTAGTGAGATAGTGACCTTGGCACCATCCCCGTCCGCGTAAGCAGGGACGTACTCCAGTGGCGTGTCATCTAGGAGCACACCCGTCAACTGGTCTGCACCGGCACGGGCAGGGAGGATACCACCCTCTACCGGACCCTCCCCGATCAACGCGATCACAAACGGCCCTTTGAGCGTTGAGTTCCATGACGCCCAAGGCTTGTTGTTTTCCGTCGTAGAGGCGTGGACACCTACAAGTAGGGGGCTCACCCAACGCTGACCATATGGGATGGGTACAATGATATCCGGCCCGTCGAGGAACCGTGCCAGGATTCCTACATCGTCGGCACTGAGAATAGGGAGTTCGGGGTAATGATAGTCGAACCCCATGAACCGATCCGTTTGCGGGGTCGTGTTTCCAACCTTCCAACGCCTCCCACAGTTCTCCATTGAATCACGCGGACAACGGATATACTCAACTACATCGCCAGCTTGAAACGTCTCAGTGAAGCCAAGCGGTTTTTCCAACTTGATCCAATTGGCTCCCAAGTTGCTGTCCGTGACGACCGCATTATCCAATACAACCGTTGACCCACCACGAACGATACGAACGTGATTTTGATTACCAAGAAACCCAGTGCCTTCGCCCTTTAGAGCAATCCCGTCTTGAGCGGCGGGGGAACCCGTTGTGTCGATGGGGATCTCGTCATTATCACTGTAGCTCGTCGCCGCGCCCGTAATAGTTGCGGAGTTCGTGTAGCCGCAGTTCGCACTCTTAAAGTCGTTTAAGCACGTTTTGGAAATCTTCCGTCCGATTGTGCCGACGTTCACCCGTGACCGGCTCATAACCGTCAGGATGATTCGATCATCTAGAGCTATCGGTTCAGACACAACGCCCTGGAAAAGTCCAACCGGACCCTCAAGGGTGCCATAAGTCGCATCCGTCGCGAAGTACATATTGACCTCGCACGTTGCTCCGTCGAACTCGTCGTTAGCCTCATACGTCCAGTACGGTGAGGGTGACGCAAGTTCGTTGGTTGTGTCGGTAATCTCGAGGCGCAGATGATCGACACCGTCGCCTGTTGAGATCGACACACGAGGCATATCGATCAAGTCGCCATCATACGCTTGGCTCGAAATCGTAATGTCTTGTGTCGCTAGGTAGAGAACCGTCGCGTTGTCTCGCAAGGTGATCGTCGCAGTGACAACGGGCCGAACCGCATCTGCGTCGATGAGGGTCTGGACGGACCCAGGCAAATTCCTCATTACAGAACCTCAATGAGTGTGATGCCTACCCTCTCCGCGTCATAGATAAACGATTCACGAGACAGGCTCTCGTTCTGATAGCGTACCGTATGCGCGGGGTTACCGGGATCTTCGTTGTAGTCCTGGTACGAGAAAGATTCCAGAGTGCCACTTTGAGCGAGATAGTGATTCCAGAGTGCGTCCGCGTCTGCGTGGGTCAACTGTTCAAATCGCAGATTGAACACCTTGCGCGCTGGCATCATGGCTGACCGCTTCTCTTTGCCGCTGTAAGACGCTACAACCGCATTCTTGAATTCCACTATCGCTGTGTGTGGGTAGTCACAGTCCACGGTAGTAGTGGGGAACGCCGAACCGGCGCTATACGGGTTACCCGCCCCATCATAATTCGGCAGTGGCATCGTTTAGCCTCCAAACGCCGGGGTGAATACTCCAAACGCCTCTCCCGCAGTAGCGCGGTCACGGTCAGCAACGTAGACCACAGCGTTGCCCAACTCCTCCGCGTTGTTCTTTACGAACTGAGAAACCCCAGCGGCGTCGATTGTGTTGATGTTCAAATTGATCACCGAAGACGGCTGTGGAGCGATTGTGCCGAAGTCGATTGGTCCTGTGGTTGTTCCGCTAAACGCGCTAACACCCGATGCGGCACTACCACCTGTCGTGGCTTGGGAGCGAACGGAATTACCAATCGCGCTCGCAAACGCTTTCAAGCCAATCCCGATAGCTATAGCTGCCAAACCCGCTCCCGGCAGACCAAAACTCGCAATGAGTGCGTTAAACGCCTCACTCGCGATACCAGCTTGAATCAGCGCATCACCCATGGAATTCAGAATACCGGCGATTGATCGTTTAAAGATATCGCCCAGGTTCGCGCCTTCCGGCCTACTGATCAGCGCACCTAGCACTTCACTGAAGGCGTCTGCCGCCTGTTTCGCTGCGTTGCGTAACGCACTCTCAAGTGGGTTGCTTATCTGGTCCTCAAGCCCCTCGACATCCAATTTCAACTGCTTGAGTTCAAGCAAGAACTCCTTATCACTGGTTCCGGCCATGAGAGCATCAATGCGATCAATCAAAGCTTGTCGAGCCACATTGAAACTAGAGTCATCGATCAAACCCAGACCGAAATCCACTTCAAGGTTCGCAAAGTCAGTTTCGATCTGTTCTGCAAAACCGGCCTGGGTCGCTCTGATATTACGCATGATTTCGTCAGGTGACGCAGCGGTGATGGCACCATCCATAGCCGGTATTGCGACTGCCTGTTGAACCCGTTCCGTGATTTCGGCGGTCTGTAATAAGAGGTCGGTCTGCGCTTGGTCAACCTCTGTGAGAAGTTCTTGAAGCAACCGAACGACCCGTGTTTTCACGCTGTCGGTAATGTCCGTTTTCGCGAATGCTGCTTCGATCTCCGTAGGAATAGCGGAGAGTAATGTGCTCACTCCTCTCCGGTACTCTTCGGTTTCGACTAAGTCGAACTCACGCCTTAATTGCAGGAAGTCGAAGAACTCGCGGAATTGAGCAATGTTAGCTTCGATAGTCTCTTCAGTGCTCGCCGCAACAATCCCGGTTGCTGGGACAAACGCTTCTTCGACGGTAGTGACACGCTGTTGCGCGTCCGTTATGCCTTGGTTTATCGCCTCTCTTTGGTAGTCGATGAAGTTTTGCAGCACTTGAATAGTCGCTTCTATTTCGCCCTTCGCCAGTCTGATAGACGCAGTGTCTAGAAGATTGGCAACCGGAGAAGCTCCAAAATCACGACCCAATTCTTCAATTAGAGGACCCAAAAGGCTCGCCGGACCACGAACTGCGACTTCACCAGCCTGACCCGCTGCGCCACTTAACCGTCTCTGAAAGCCCTCCAACACTGAACGAACCTCAAAGGCGTCATCGATAGCCACCTCACTATCCAAGCTTTCAAAAACGCTCTTGATTTTTGCAGCCGTAAGCGAAGCGGTGTCGCCGACATCCTCAAGCTCCTCATTCACGCCACCCAATAATTGGCGCGTCCCGACAAAAGCAGCAGTGAAAGCCAAGCCAAGAATGCGCGCTTGGGGGCTAATGGCTTTGAGTAGGGTCAGAGCGCGAGGGAGCAGAACACTCACAAAAGTGAAGAACGCGCCGCCACGCTGAAACAAACGCGACAGTGCAGCAAATTTGCGAGCGAGATTTAGACCAGCTATCGCCTTGAGTGGACCGGCAAGGCCGGATAACGCCGCTGTGACCCTTCGTGCCACCAAGAAGGCAATCACACTCTTCAGACCACCTAGAGCGTCGAGCACCTCTTTGACGATTGGGCGAAGGTCGAGCAAGGCGCGTGTAAGGGCAGCAAGACCCCGAGTAATCGCCACGAGGTCTTGTCCGACGTCGAACAAAGTGTCGCGATAACGCTGCAATGTGTCTTCGTCATCGCGAAGATTCTGGAGGAACTCAAACACACCCTCGACCGCTGGGCGAATCGCAGTCAGTAGTCCTTGGCCCACATCTGCTGCAATCACGAAGATGGCATCTTTGATGTTACTGACGATACCGATTGTCGTGTTGGCGCTTTCGCTTGCGAAGTTCTTGAAGCGTTCTTCGATGATCTGGAATAGTGCGGCAGAGCGCCCGATCTCAGACGCAAGCTCACGAAACTCTTGCGTGTTGATACCAAGTGTCGGGAGCGACCGAGTAATTGCAGTCGCGGACCCCTGAATCACCTTACCAACAACCTCACTCACATCCTGGAATGTTCGCCCACTCACTGCGGCGAGGTCGGTGATCAGCTTTAGGGTTCGTTCTTCGATTTCGACGTTGAACGCCTTGAGTGTGTTCAGACCTTGGAACAGGTCGGGCAACTCAAGCGGCGTCTCAATCGCAACATCCTGCAAGAGCCGCAGTTTCTCTGCTGCGATGTTTGCAGACCCAGCGAGCGTGGTAAGCTGCTTGTTCCATAGCTCTAATTGGGCCGGCGCTTGAAACAAAACGCGCACCAGAGCCGTTAACGCGCTGGTGACGGTGGTGATAATCGTGAACGCCGCCATGATACGGACCATGCGGCTGAACAGGTTGCCGAAATTATCTAGATAGTTGCCGGCAGTTTGGACTTTCTTGCCCATCTGCTCAGTCGCGCCACCAGCGTTCTGCACTCCCCGAGCGAAATTGTTCGCCGCTGTGGAGACGCTTGGGAACTGCTTCGCCACTTTAGAAAGGCGGGCGACGGAGCCGGTCAAGCGGTTGAGAGCGATAGCTCGCTTCTCAATTGTTCTGCTGTTTGTACCAGTAAGCTTGATATGGATTTCAGCAGTGTTAGCCATCAGCTTGACCTAGAACCCGATGTTGATCTTGCCTGTCGCGATGTCGTTTACGCCGTATGCGGAAAGAAACGAACCGCGCACTTGTCTCCAGGTCGATTCCTTGAACCCTACGGGATTGCGAGGGGGGATCTCCCTGCCTAGATCGGAAGATACCACTCCAGTATACCCTGTGCCTAACTGAGCGTAGAGTTTCCGCTTGTTTTTCGCTCCCTTGGCACCGACACGCCGACCCAGCTTGGAACGCCCCACTACAGAGATGGACCGATACAATTCGCCAGTGTCCTTTAGGGGAGCCTCACTAAGATTCTCCCTCCTCTCTAGCGTGTACTTACTTGGTCGATCCATAGGCATATTGGCCCGAGATCCCGCATCTGCGACACGATACCGACCGGCGTTCTGACCGCGATCAAAGTTGTCCTTGATTTCGCGGACGATTCTTTCCGCCGACCGATCTAGTAGGTCGCCATAGTGCTGATGAGCTTTTGCGATCTTGTGGATATTCTTGATCACCTTGTTGATGCTCATTTGCCCGCACTCTTCTTCTGAATTTCAAGCCAATCGTCTGCCACCTTCTTCGCCCTACTCACAATCGCGAAGACCTGGGTGTAGATCGCTGGCTGCGCTAACCACGGTCTATCATTATACAGTAGCCGGGGTGCCATTCCAGAAGTGTCGAACTGGATCTGTTCGATCATCAAGGACGCCCAACGTGGCGTAGGCCACGAATACGGGCAAATCCCTTTCCGTCGCCCATCCACTGTGGCGCGAAGGAATGCGCGTGGATGTAGCGTGGTGTTAGGCTTGCCTAAAGACGCGAAAACTTCTTGAGTGAACGAGGTGAACCCATGAACCAACTCACCTTCGTTCGAGATTTCGATCTCGAGCTTTAGACTCTTTTCAACAAGCGTGAACGGGTACGGGGACGCGGCTAAACAAAGGGAGTTGTTCTCCCTCTGTGAGTCATCGACTAGCGGGCAATGTGAGCAGCCGTCCTTATCGCTGCCCATCGCGAGGAAGTGACTAAGCGCGGCCCACGCTAGGAGTTTCCCTCTTCGTCGCCGAGTTGGTTCGCATCAAGCACATGGGACACAACTGCGTTCACCACATCCTGTGGGAGACGGGTGTCGTTGAAGATCATAGCCAGCACGGACGCCTTTTCAATTACAGGTCCGTACTCTTTGCCGTCCTTAGTCGTGACTTGGACGCCCTCGACCTTCTTGATGCACTTCCGCGCAATCCGCTGAAAGCTAGGCACCTCGACAGAGTCCTTCCCGACGCCGTTCCGCACCATGATGGAACTCATCTCATCACGGGTCAGGCGTGGGTGAAACTCAAAGCGCAGCGTCAGCCCATCTTCCGTCTCGACTGACAGCGGTGGAATCTCATCATCCACCAAGGAGATGTGTAGCATCGTTCGGCCCCCTCGTATGGCCTATGTTAGCTCTTCGCCTTCGTCTTTGAAGGCTTCGCCTCAGTCTTGGGCTTATCTTCCTTCTTGGCAAGAGCCTGACGGGCTTCCTCAACCGCAGCGCCGTACTTTAGATGCACTTGTCGCGGCTCTTGTGCCCAAGCCACTTCGTTTTTCGCCCAAAGGCTGACCAGATCTGCGTTATCACGCTTCATCGCTGTTTACCTATCAAGTAGAGATGCGGCCCGTCGCAAAGCCAGTCTGAGTCTCACCGGGGGTGAGGTCGCCGAGCGAGCTTATCGTGTTCTGCCCCCAGTATGAGAAGTGGCGAGCATCATACTCAGTCGTCAGAGAAACCTCGACAAGTGGCACTTTTGTAGCCGCGTCTGGATTGACCACCGCGACCATGGGCACCTGCACATCGATGTCGGTATTTGCATCACCAGAATTCGGAGCGAATTCCTCTGTCACTCGCAGATTCGGGAACTTGATGTCGAGAATCTGCCCCGCGCCATCAGAGAATCGGGCAGTCACCTCAATGGCTTGGTTGTTTACCATTGCGGTCAAGAAGCTAGGATCGATGTGGGAGAACCCGAGAGTGCAGTTCGCCTGTGGTCTTCCGTCTGTCAGGATCGACCCGAATACGTCACTGCCGAGATTGTCACGACCGGAAATGCCACTCGTCATCTCTACCGAAATGGAGTCCATCCAATCAGTAAAGACCGCAGCCTTGTCCACTGTGTTGATTTCAAGCAACTGAAACGTGAAATCTTCTGGGGAAAGAACGGCTTGAGTGCTCAAGGTGCCATTTACCCCTGGCCCCCAAGACGCTGCCGCATAGTCCTCAATTTCATTAGCAGCGCGACCGAACCCTTCCGCAGTCACCTGAAGAACCTGGTCTGCACCTCTCTGACACTCAAAGGCCAGCCTATTCACGACACAGTTGTCGATGGAAATCCCGTTGCTGGTGTCACCGAGATCACCGCGCCCGTACAACCACTCCAGACCAATCGTGTAAAGGTCAGCAATCGCGACTAGGTCACTGTAGGCCACCGCAGCAGGATCGTAGTCCCCCATGACGACACCCGTATGGTCGGGACGAGAATCCAACATTCCATATTTGAATGTTGATGTCACCCGAAACGGTGACGGCACCGGAGCGGTTGGTGGGTTCGTGACTTGCACATTATGGAAGAACGCACCTAAGAACGGGGGCAGATCCTCTGGGATGCCGTCGAACTGCACGCTGAAGGTGGGGCGCACACCATGAACTGAGACAGCAGATTCGGGGATTGCGGCGATGCCCGTCAGGACGCCGTCCCGCACCCGAATATTACGACCAGCAGTAATTGTGGGCGCAGAAGTAATTGACGGGAACACACCGCGAGGCTGTTTCGTCGCGTTGGCGCGTCCGAGGTAGTGTTCGACTACCCGAAGACCGGATTCGTATCCTGCTGGCATTGCTCTTAGCTCCTAGCTTCTCGCGATGAGCCTGTGATTTGAAACTGCATGGCTTGTAGTGAGTCCCCAGACTTCAGGTATCGTGCCGAGCCGCATTGGAGTGCTCCCGAGTTCAGCAAGCTCAGAGTTTCGCCTTCTAGCGCACTCATCGCTGCCTTCACTGAGGTGGTGACATTGTCGGTGACACCATCACCCAACCGCGTCCTAGCAGAGCCTAAAGTAGAGACGAGGGTCGTGACGATCAAACGATATGTATAGGTCACGTTCCTGCCGAGATTAGCCTCCACAGAGACTGCCGACACAGGATCGTAACTGACCCGACACACACGTTTCTTCCGCCCCATGTTCTTGGAGAGGGCTTGGATGTCGTCGGGGTCACCGTCCATGATGAGTACATCATCAAACACGGTGGTGTTGTCCTTGATGCGATCAACGACTGCGTCCGCAAGCTCGCGCAGATTCACGTCACCAATCGGCATTAGACAGAGTTCCTACTCAAGCTGACAACAGATGAGGCGGAACCGATATCCTGAGTGAGCGCGGAAAACGAGTATTCACCCTCACGGATACCACGTTTCAGGTCGCGCACCTTGGCGGCAACCCAAGACCAGTGGTCCTCAAACGCTTCACCAGCCATCGTGCCCGTGACAACTTGCCAGACCGCCAAGTAGACGTTGAGTTCGATGAGCACTTCTGGGTAAGACCCGTCAGCCTCCAATCCCACCGGAATCTCGTCATTCGCGACACGCCCAAGTCCTCTCAGGAACTCGTTGATCTGTCGCGCCGCCCTGGTGAGACTTGCATCTACGTCTGAGCCGTCACCTGACCACAATTCGTGGGTCAGGTTGGGGATGTAGAGATCTACATCAGCACGAACGGCATAGGACGTAAATGGCATTAGTCAGCCTTGGGTTCCGAAGATTTCTTCTTGGGTGCTGCCTTTTTCTTCGGAGCAGCAGGGGCTTTCGGCTTCGCGTGTTCCTTGTATGCGGACAGCGTCAGGGGACGCACTCCCGCTTCATACATGGCGTTCAGTGTTTCTGGGTCGATGCCAGCCGACTCCAACACTGCTTCAAGGTGGATCTTTTCCACCGCTGCGCGAAACTGCTTATCTGCGGAGAACCGCTGGGCAAAGTTCAGCTTTGCCATTTGAAAACCTCGTGTTGGTTAGAGAGAGGGTTGGGCGGGGGGCACTAGGCCCCCCACCCGCACCTGACTTAGATGGTCGGAATGCTGTAAGCACCCGCCAACTGGCCGACAATGGCAGACCCACGCGCGTAGGTGCCGAAGCCGAACCAATCCTCCCAGAAGGATTCCTGGAGGGGGTACTGCGACTCGTTGATCCGCTGAATCCCTTGGAGGGACGGAGTCGTCGGAATGCGACGACGAAGCGGTGCAAACGAGTTGACCCGAGCGATTTGCTGACCGTTCGGATCGGAGTTGGTGGCGAACATCATCGCGTACCCTGCCGGGATGTAATCCACCTGACGGATGTAGCAGCGGGCTGCGCTGTTGTATCCGATGTGGGTATCCTGGTCGAGGGCGACGGCGATTTTGTTCATATCCACGACGATGGGATCGTTGGACGCCACGAAGTTCGTGTGCGCCTGAACATCGGCGACCTCCGCCGAGTTGATCCAGATCTCAAGCCGACCACCCATACCACCAGCGGCGCTCGAGACACCGTAACCGTGCTTGCGAAGCTCATCAGCCATCGTCTGGAGATCAGCTTCGTCAAGCGTACCTGCGCCGAGCGCGAGGTAGTGGTTTTCGGTTCCGTCGAACGAGTAGCTCATCCACTCAGGAGAGACGTACCCGTCAGCGTTGAGGAGAGGCTTGACCTTGAGGCTCCCATCTTCTGGGAACATATCGTGGGTCCAGGTCCACTCGACGTTGTTGAAGATTGCGCGGAGCGCCTCCTTCCAGTTCGTCTGCATATGGGCCTGCATAACAGAGTCCATATGACGGACGATCTCACGATTCGTCGCCTTGGCGACATAGTCACGGGTCCAACCGGAGCGAACCGGCCCGAACTTCGTGACAGGGAAACCGACCGCATCCAGACCAGAGGTTTTGACCCTCTGACCACGCGACAGTTCGGTTCCAGGTGACCAATCCGGCATCGCGGATTCCTGACCAAGCAGGGCACCACGCGCCGTGGTCGGAAGAGAAAGCTCTCCCAGGATGAGATTGATGGCATTGTTACGCGCCATCATCCGCATATCAAGGAACGTCGCCAGTTCTTCCTGACTAAGATCCTCGATATCCATTCCATCGACGACTCCCCCCAGCAGTTCAAAATCTGCTGACAGGTAGCCGCCATACGTTGCATCAGCCATTGGATGGCTCCTTTAAGCGGCTAGAGGGAGGGGAGAATGAACTCGACCTGAGTCGCAGAATGGACGTAACCCACAGCCTTGCCGGTCACGCCGGTCGTGGTGGGGTCTGCGTCGGCAACTGCGCCAGGAGTGGTCGAGTTGTAGAGAACGGTGCCCGCAGTCTGGCCTGTGAAGCCTTCTGCGAGACAACGACGGGCACAGGACACCTTGTATCCTGCGGCTCCGGCGGCGGTACGGATGGACTGAATGGCGGCGACAACACCAACAGGCTCTACGAGAGAGTTGGCGTCGGTCGCATCGCACTGATCAACCTCACCCGCACCACTGAGAGCGACGAGATCGCCAAGCGCCGGGGTATAACCCGATGCGGCGTCAAACGTCCGCTCATCCTCTGGGTCGCTCCGAACAAGCCGGAACGCCGCAGTGGTGACGGCAAGATCAGCCATGATTAGTGGCTCCTACGACGGGGGTTTACTTGATGAGCCCCGCCAACCTTGCTTCTCTGAGTCCATCTGCGGACCAGCCAAGCATATCGGCGATGCTCTTTTCGCTGGCCCCTCCCCCTGGCTCTGCGGGATTACCCTCATCACCAGGCTCCAACTGCCGTGTGTTGCTCTGTACGACCTGAAGAGCACGGATTGCCCGTAGGCGACCCAAGTAATCATTCTCTGGGAACGATTCCATGAGGTCTTTGATCCGACTCTTCTGCTCGTCGTCCTTGAGTCCGTCAATTTCTGCTACCCCAGCCTCGTACTGAGATTTGACGTGCTCGAGGTACGGCTCCAGAGCCGAAATTGAAGCTGCTCGCGCCTCCAGGGCGGCGATGCGCTCCGCTTCCTTCTCTTCAGCCGTCTTGTTCTGCGACTCCAGTTCGGTCAGCCTTGCAGACAACTCCTCTGACTGAGTCGTAAGGGAGGCCAGAGAGTCTTCAGCGGTCTTAGCCCGCGTCCGATAGTTGGCCGATTCACTTCTCAGGCTTCGGATGATGCTAACCAGTTCAGCCGCATCCTTCTTCTCCAACGAATTGCCCGCCTCCTCAAGAGGCTGGCCCCCGTCGTTGGGTTCAGGGGTGACGGATTCGCCGCCAGGGCTCGCCGTCTCTTCCATAATCACATTCCTCGTTTATTGCCCTTGGAGATTTGACTGCTCCGTGGGCGTGGTCATCGCCACATCTTGAGACTCAGAAACATCCGAGTCAACTGAAGACATTTCGATGTCCTCAAGCATCTCTTCGATCTGCTCGTCAGATGCGTCGGGGTGACGCTTCCTCAATTTGTTTTCTCGCGTATCCATGCCCGCCTGAATCTCGAGCGCGTCCTTCATTGCTTCCGTGGACGGGTCCATCATAAAGGCATCGTCGGGCCACGTTACACGGAGGCCCAAATCGCGATACGCCTGACGTTCATTTTCCGCAAAAGCATGATAGAGCGTCATGTCCACGAAGCTGCGGAACACATCCTGTTCCCATTCGTGGGCATACATAATCTTGCGGCGACGACGGCGCTCCGAGCGAGCTTGCATTCGCGCAATCGCTGGGGCAGACCGCATCTGGCCCATGCCTTCGGTTTCTCCGCGATCAAACTGAGAGATACCCAGCGCGTCATCCAGCATCTGGTGGATGGAGGCTTCCGCCATACCAAGATCCTGAAGACCTGTGCGTGGTGAAGCCTTCACGATGTCAGCGGAAGCGTCGGCGGCAACGTGCGCGATGTTCGGACCACGGTCGAGCACTTTGTTGCCGTTGGCGTCTTCGCGCATGGGTGGCTCGTAGCCACGATACAGCGTCTCTGGGAAGGCGTGTTGGCGCTTGATCTCGCTTCCCGAATACAGATGTTCGTTGAGCGTGGTTTGCGCTTTCAGAGCGTCCTCTGAGTCGGCGACCATGCCGGGGTTCTTCGCCAGAACAAACAGTGTCCGAACGTCACCGTAACGGTTCGTCATACCCCACTGATGTGGGGTGAGGACACGACCTTTCCAACGGAGCCATAGGCGATCCGTCACAAGCTCTGTGATTGTGTTGTCGTGACCAGGCGTGGGCACAAGGTTGCCGGAGATCTGGCGACCCCATTCGTGCTCAGGATCTAGATACCAGCGAATGACCGCGCCAAGGGTGGACGTCTGGTCGGGGTGTGGGAGGGCGACATAGTGAAGCGGGTCAAGCATCTCGACCCACACAACTCCACGCTCACGATGAACGGAACGGTCTAGTGCGTCTCTGTTGAACCTTTCGAGCCGTCGAGACGAGCCGTCCATCCAGCGGAGCATACCTAAGCAATGGCGCTCCGCCCCTGCCTTATTCCAAACCTCCCAAGCGAGACGAGGGAAGTTGTTGAACTCCAGGAACCGCTTCCGGTAGAACTCTTCCCACCAAAAGCGATCTTCTTCTGAGTCTACCTCTGCGTCATCCCAGATAATGTCGCGACTGACTGCGCGTCCTTTACCCCAAGCATAAAGAGCGTCTGCGTGGGTGTTAACGCCGTCACGAATGCGGTTCCAGGAGATCTGCTCCATGCGGTCAGCACGGGTGTCGAGATCTGTGTCGTCTTCGCCAGGCCAGAGGCTGATGTACTTCTTGCCCTTCTGGAGTCCGCGACCACGGATCTGGTATCCGTCGTAATAGTCGCGGAGCTTCTGGATCTCGTCGCGTTCGGATGCGGTGTCATCGATGACTTTACGAACGACATCGAATCCACCATCCATCGTCGCATCCCCAAGTGAGCCAAAAAGGCGCTTGGAGATCTCTGTGATTGTGTCGCGTATTGCCATGGGGTGACAATAGGGGTTTCGGGGTGTCCCGGTCGTCAACTTCAGATTGTACTACGCGACACCCTAAAAGCGAAACGCTAACTACCCACGCTTCACTGCGTAGGAGCGTTTCCGGCTCGACAAAACTACGGATGCTCGTAGCAAAAACCTAATGGGCCGACACCAAACCCGACGACGAAAGTAGACAGCGGTCTTGTTGGTAGGCAGTGAAATGACGTTGGTGATACGCCACCCCATCCGCAGCATATTCAACAAAAGCTCAAGTTCCCGGTCTTCGCTGGCACGGGACACCTTGATCATCTGGTGGGCAGTGCGATAGAGCATACCGTGACCCTTTATACTGTCTATACTAGAAGAAAAGAAAAAAAACAAAACAGAAAAGTGAATCACGACCTCTCTAATGATTCACTACTCATGTGTGTTTCTATCTAGTAAGTCAGACATTCTCATAAGTGGGTAGTGATTCACGACCACTCAGTAAGAACCTCTAGTGATTCACGGTACGAACGACATAGTCATAGTCAACACACTAGAGAGTAAAGAGTATCTAGTTACTCCCCGGTGGCACCGGAGGGTAAACGGAAATCGAAGACTTGTCAAGAGCACTATAGACAGGGCCTATCAAAATCTTGCGGGGTTGACGGCGACCGTCTTTGCTATGAGGTTTCCTGCGTGGCGTCCCACTCCCGCAAATTGTGCGTCGTCACCCTACCAGATACCTCTCTGTTCCGGCGTGAATTGCCGCCTCCCATTGGTTGTCGGGGCAGAGAGGTTTTGGTATAGGGGGATCTGCTCTTGCGAAATGCCAAGCCACCCATTACGATCCTCACGCGCTTGAAGGACTCACCTGACAGTGTCGAGGGCCTTGTGACTTCGACGTTGGGCGCATCGAAAGGGCCTCGTAGCCGGCTGCAACCGGTTACGGGGCTCTTTCCTTTAAGGTCGATATGTAAGCCAAGAGGTCGTTCCTGTGAGTGAGTTGATGTCTGAGGTGCTAGACCAAAAGACGCCACTGCCGCGTATTACGATTGGCTTCTTAGGGAGGCACCGACCATGTCTGACCGTGCCGCCAACCGTGCCGGACTGTTCTGGCGATACCGTGCCGCGCAACCGTGCCGATACCGTGCCACCCCAATGCCTATGCGGGTGCCGCAGTTTTCCAGCCCTACCGTGCCGCCTTACCCAACCCCTAAAAGGGGTGGGGAGGCACGGCGGGTCGGCGCGGGTAAGGCACGAGACTCTTCCGTCTACAGGCCCAACTCTATCGAGGGACTCTTAGCCTAAAAGCGGGCGCGGATTTCATGTCCGCAGCTACCCAGGCAAGACACGCCGCCATGTAGTAGTGGGGATCAACACCGCCCATAGCAGACTTAGGGAAGTCGTAGGTAATCGCACCCGTTGACGACACCTCGACCTCGACCATCGTCGGAGCCTTGAAATGGCGGGAGAGAGTCTCCTCTTCTTCGGTCGAGCCTTTTCGCTTAACGATGCCCGCACCAACATCCCAGGCTTCTGAGGGTACGACCCAGCTACCCTCGAGCACCTCCGCTTTGACCGACTCCATGACGGCAGGACGTTTTACGACCACCATGTTCTTGTCGGAACCAATAGCCCAGAGCGCACCGAGCTTCTGAGAGAACTTGCCACGGTGGGCACGACGACCCATCGCACTGACAAGGGTGCGAGACTCGTTCAGGTCAGGCTCAGAGTCCATGATGAAATGAGGGCGACCTAGACGATCCCAGAGAGCCCGCAAATCAGTCGAGGTGGGCACCCAGCCGACCGCACTCACGATCTTTGTGCCATCTGTGAGGCGTTTGAGGCAAAACACATGGTATTGACCTTCCCGCACATCAACACCCATCCAATCGGCGTGTTCACCCGCCAAGCCGAACATCGTCCGACCGTATAGAGGCGACCACTCGCGATAATCGTTCGTCGTCGCCATAGCGAGGTCGGCATCCGTTAGGCGACCCTCTGCGGGGACGTAGGGGACGCCAATCGTGAAATTCCACCAACGCCGAACGTGTTGAGTCTTGCGAGCCCCCAAAAGGCTCTCCCGAATACGCGCCAACACCGCTGGGGAGCCACCCTCGTACAATCTTTGGAAGATTTGGATGTGGTAGCCGCGAGTATCACGATCTTCGTAGCGCGGAACCCATCTGCCGCCGCCAAAAGAGGGGTTTGCGGGGTCCAGAGGGGTAACGAGGTCCAATGCTTTCCCACATTTCACACACGGAATCGCAAAATCGCGAGAATCGGGAAAAGCGGACTCCGAAAGGTACTCACGGAAGAATTTATCGGCGTCAGAAGCGTCATAAGGCCCGATTTGAGACGTTAAATCGTTCTCTGAGCCGCATCCGGCACACTTGATGAGCCAAATGTGCTGGTCAGAGTTCGCAAAGCTCAGATGGACGCCATGGTTGGGGTACGTTGGGGTCGAAATCTCGTACCAGAAGGTCTTACCCATCGCTCCCTGGCGACGACTCGTCTTTGCACCGTACAAAGTGTCGGGATTGTGGATGTCAGCCTCGTCAATCGTGATCCCGTCCGCGTCGAAGGTCGCGATAGCACCCTCACTCGTCGTGTACCGGAGGTATAACGACCGACCAAACACATCGATGGAGTCCTCGTTCGCACGAAGCGTCTGACCATTGATGATAGGGTTCGCAGCCAGCGCACCTTGGATACGAGACTTGTAGAAGTTTCGCATCGTCGCCTGGGTCGGAAACATGATGCCCCAGTTTCTGCCATGGACATCTAGGTGGTAGAGCGGACGCTGAAGAGTGTACTGTTCGGAAAGAGCCATCTGGGCCGACTTCATCACGACCTGTTCGTGAGAATCGTCGCGAACGAGAGCCTCAATACAAGGGAAAGCGTCAAACGTGTATCGCTGACCCTTCATCGCTCCTGAACTGATGCGCCAATCGACGTTGACGAACAACCATTCATGGAACGAGGGGCGGCTCACGATGGCGAGTCCTTCGCTTGAAGTGCCGTGTGGAGCCTTACGAGCGTGGCATCCAGAACCTCAAGCCGACGACTGAGCAGGTCGAGACGGGAGAGGAATTCCATACGGGCGACACGCTCATACACTTCAGGGAGAGGGGTGTGGATCGAAGACACAGATTAATCTCCAGGGAGATGGTCGATGGGGTCGAGAGGAGACGCACCAGAAGACAGACGCTCAATACGACGAGCGTTTTCGTAAGCTTGCGCGTATGCAGTAAGCTCCGAAGCAAGATCAGAGAAATCGGCAGCAAAAGCTGAAAACATTTCTGCGGGTTTCGGACCAGGATCAGTCGAGAGGCGAGGGAAAACCGTCAAATAACGGCGACACTTGGCGCAGAGCGTTTGAATGTCGTTGTCCGACGACAAACTCATAGGGTATAGACGGTTATTGTGAAGCTGGAGGCCCATACGCAACCGGAGACTGTTGTTGCGCCATACGTCGGCATAGGAAGGCAAACTCACAGGTTAATCTCCATGACGAAGTTTGCGGAGACGCGAGATACGCTCCGAATCAGTGATGGTGCCAGACGCAAAATCAGCCTGGATCTCAGCTTCAGCCTTACGTTGTGATTGCTCTGCTGCGCGTTCAGATGGATTTGCCAACTTGCCCATCATATCACGGCTCACATTAAGCGAGTCGAACCACTTGAGATGAGGGCGCATGGCAATATCGATCAGCCGCATCGCATCATCGCGCTCGCGATCCTCGAGCGACTTGTCGTTGCTGATCTCAATCATGCGCTGGCGATAGTGCTCTAGCATCTGGGCGCGCCAAGAGAAGCGTTGGGCACCACCCACCAAGGGGGAGAAAGCCTCCGCAGCAGCAATCAAATCAGCTTGGATGGCTTGGACGATAGGGCGATGACGAGCCAACACCCGTTCGCCCGCTGTGAAGAACGAACGCGAGTCACCCAACTCACGACCCTCCGACTCACGGAGAGCCTGGACGCGGGCCAAGATTTCTTTGTACGCAACACCTGTAGCGCGGCCCAAGATGTACAACGCCTTTTCTTGGTCGGTGAGCATATTCGCGGGGTTTGCCTTCTTGGGCACCCCACGATTCTTCTTGATGCTCAGACCTAGTTCGTTGGCGCGGAATTGGACGTACTCGTATACCTGGTCAACAGCCTCCTCAATGGAAGGCACCGCCGACGAGTCATACAGGTTCAAACGACCCGTAGGATCAGTCCGGTAGGTGTCGAGCGAGTTGTAGTTACCCATACGTCTGGGTGACCGAAAGGGTGGTCAGGTACGGGAGAGTCGGGCAAACCCAGAGGCCCAAGATGATCAGACCAGGGGAGCCAGCAGTTACAGAAATCATCACGCCTCCATGAAGTGAAAACGTCCTAACAGAACGAGGAAGCTAGGGAAAAAACTCTGGCTACGAAATGCGCGACAAAGATGAGGGGGCTACCCCCCCCGTCCGCGCGTCTCGAAAACCCCCGCCCCGGTGCGTCTGCGGGGTTCGCGCGTTTGGTCTATCGGGGCGCCTATCGGGCGTCTATCGGGGCGCGTGGGGCGAGTCCATGGCATCGCTCTAGGCGCTCGGAGCCCGTCTAGTACGGGCGAAGCTTCCGACATCATCCCCGCCGCCGTCCGCCGCCGTTCTCCGCCGCCGTAGGGTGCGGCGCGCCCATTTCGGGCGTCCGCCGCTCGCGCGTTCGCGTCCCATTGCCCGCCGCCGTCCCATTGCGGCGCGCCTATCGCGCCAAGCTTCCACGCTACGGAGTCTCGAGGGCCGTCTAACGGCCACGGCGCGGCGAAAGGTATGTTGATACCCCTAAAGGTCCGCTGGGCGTTAGGGGCGCAATTCGAGCGCCTGGGGACTATTTCGGGTAGTCTGCGGTGTTGAATCCAGCATAAACGAAAGCCCCGCCGGTTTAGACTGCATCCGGCGGGGCTTCGCGCGGCGGCGTTCGCGTGGGCTTACGCTATGCGCCCCGGCAATGCATCCCTGGCAATCGCGCCCACAATGCGGCGCGCCGTCCGTCCGTCCGTCTGCGCCCACGCGCGCACCATTGCGACAGCGACCGAATACCGACCGACGCGGATCGCGGCCACTACGCCCCGCCGGATGCGGGCGGGTACTTCGTTTGCGCTACGCATAATTCTTGGCCCCCGATCCATGGGCGGAGATTGCGACAAGCGCGCCCGATCCGTCGCACGCCATGCACTCCGCGCACGTTACGCCGGTTTCTGACGGGCAATAGAATTCCCCAGGTAGCAAGCTTTCCCCATCGCGAAGCACGCGAAAGCTTCCGGCAGTCTGCCCGATAACGGGAAGCGCCCGAACGCGCGCGACGTCGTCGGCGCTATCTGTCGAAGCCTGGCACCACTGCAGAACGTCACGGAGCCTAGGGTTCCGCCATTGGTGCGAGTAGCCCGTATGTCCGGCGGAGTAGCGTAGGACGTCCGCCCATATGTGCGCCGGAACGGCGGCGGGGTCACCGTAGGCGCCTAAACGTATTTTGACGCCCCGAAACATTTCGGGCGTCCATTCCGTCGCGTAGCGCCCCGCCTTGTAAGCTTTCCAAACGGCGGCGGGCGCTTGTCCCACGTTCACATAGCACGAACGTCGGCGCCCCGCTTTCGCGTTCCCCCGATGGACACAAGCGCCGCATATGTGGACATCCATGGCCCGCCGTACAGCTTCAACGGGGCTCACGCTTTCGAGAAGTATCCACGTTTGAGCCAAGGCGCCCAACGTACGGCGCGCATCGCCTTTTCCCGTTTTCCGGTTGCTCGTTTTAAACGTCGCGACGGCCACAATACGCGCGCCGCTTTTCGCCCCGCTTGTGATACGCGAAAGCCCGGACCAAAGCACTACGCCCGACGCCCTCATTCCGCCCCCCAAACGTAGGCGCGCCCGGAATGCGTTAGAGCGATAAAATCCGCCCGCGAAAAAGGAAAGCGCGAGCCAGGAACGTCGAAGCCCGCCGCGTAAAATTGCGAATCGACGCGAGGGTCGAAACGTACTGCGGCCTCAGGTTCCGACGTTGGAAGGTCGGTCGGATCGATGCGCTGCCCGTCAAAAAACGCGCACACTTCACGTACGCCACGGTCCTGGCACCGACGCACCCCTCCGGGGCGAACGCGCGTAGAAACGTCACGAAGCGCGACAGCGTCCAAGTATTCCACGACCTTCCCGCGCTCCGTCCGCGTCCATTGTGGGCCGCCGCGCTTGGCATTGTGAAGATTACGGTGGATGCGGACGATCGGCGCGCCGGCCATTATTCGCCACTCCAAAGAAAGCGCCCACCGTCAGGACGAACCGTAGCCCATTTATCGGCGTCGATCAGGAGAACGCCGAAAGAATCTGCGTGAGCGGACTCCAGGCGGCGGGCGATCCGCCCCGCGCGGCGGGCCCCATCCATTGCCCGAACGATACCGCGTCCGATCCGAACGTCGGAAGCGCGAGCGGCAAGGCGCCCGCCATGGTTCGGGGCTTGTGCGCGCCCCGTCCGCAGATCTGTAACGGTCCGCGTCGCGCGCTCGCCAGAAAAGCGGCGGATGATTCCGTAAAGCATTGTTTCGCTCCCCATTGGTTTGGCGCCCCGCAATGGCGCCGTATGAATTGTGCAGCATTCATAAACGCGAAAAAGAACGGGCGCAAGGGCCTTATATTGCGGCCACCTTTACGCGGCCCCGGATTGCGTTACCCTATGACCGACAATTCCGGCGAACGGACACAAGCGGCGGCGCCCAACGTATGGGTGGCGCTTTTTTCGTGCGGCTAATGGGGAAACCTGGCGCGATCCGGCGCGATCCGGCGGGGCTGGAATCGACCCATTCCGCCGCGCCTTTTGCCATGCTACTCGACGCGAGCGCGGGCGCGTAGTACGGGCTCGACCTGTACAATTTTTTGAGCCCAGCGCGTTGGGTTCGGCAAGGAAAAAACGTACCTACCAACGCGGAGCTCCAGGTATATGAGGGGGCGTGAGATCCGTCGGCCTCATGGTTTTTTAAGCCGAAAACGAGCCGCAAGGGCATGGAGGAGTGCGCCGCGAGTTTGGTTACCCTCGGGCTCTTCTACAGCGGGACGCCTAAAGCCTCTACACGGAACCCGCCAAGCAACAGAAAGCCCCCCCGCCGAAAACATCGACGGAGGGGCCGGGGGGCTGGGAGCCAACGGGCCTAGTACCCTCGGATCGCCTCCAGATCTTCAGAGTCCCCGTCTACCTGCCAACGCCTACCCAACGGATGACACGTGATACAGTGATGCGTCACGCCGTCGCGTGTTTGGTAGTGCGTGACACCTGGGCGAATCGCGAACCCACACTCGTCACACGGCACCCGTGTATCGTTGGCCCCCGCCTTCCATATCGCGTCGGGGTCGAACTGCTCAAGCTTGTGAAAGCTGACCCACACGGACCCCTGACCCCCAAGCGGCGTGATCCGTGCCTGAAGGTTGCCGTAGGCGCGGCGCGTCTCCTGGACTAGCACCGGCACCCCTAAGCGGTCCTGGGAGGTGTTATTGGTCCACCAGATAGCGTCCGGCTTATCGGTTGTCATGGTATTCCTCGTCATTATCGTGGCGGCTCATAGCGATCTCCAGCACTTCGTGGATCCGTCGCGCCTCGTCAATGGTCAGACTGAGGTGCGCTTGGTCGAGCATGAGAACGATGGGCTTCCATGATTCATGTAAGGGCCTCCCGTCTTCGTCACGTCGGGTTGCGGCTCGGATCGTCATAGCCATAGCTGTACCATCCCAGAGAAGAGCCCGAATGCGCCGCCGTTCGCCTCGACACCGAAAAGCGCCCCAGGGCCGTTGCCCTCTTCATCCCTCGACGGGTAAAGGATCGTCCCATCGTCCAGCAGTAACACCATGGCCGCGGTCGAGTGATCGTCCCAACCCTCTGCCTCGACTTCCTCCCGACTCATGGGGCGGACCTCCACGATTACGCGCCCGACCAAGCTTACCGACATGAGTCCTCCTCTGCGTCACCTTCGTGTGACCAGTAAAACGCCTCCCCGACCTTGTTCCCGTTGCTATCGCGGAGCCGGATGCACTCGTCCTCACCCAGGCCCCGTTGTGATAGCTCAGACGCTACCAGGTCGAGAATCCAGGAGACTTCTTGATCCTTGGCGGAAACCCCACCCGCTTCTGGATCAACGTCCTGAAAAGCTGCGTTGTCCGTCGAGATCCGCAGTACGAAATCACCTTTCATCGTGCCACCTCCATTTCGCCCCAAGGCGTCTTATAAGGCCAGAAGTCATCCCCCCATGTCACCCAGTACAGGCCCGACCGATACCGGGGAGCCTGGGCGTCGGCGACCATACGGTCGCACCCGATCGCGACCTGGAGGCGGCGCACCGTATCGCCCGTGAACGGACAGCGACGGGCCTCCAGTTCCATAACATAGTGATAGTCGTATGCGGCGGGCGCGTTCGTGAAAAGCTCCATCGTCGCTCCGTTGGTTTTGGCGTGTCTCATATCAGATCGGTCCTTCGACCCGTCCGTCAGGCCAGACGGCTGGAGTAGTGCCGTCAGCGATAACGTCCCACCATGACTCGGTCATCAATACCCCAGAGTAGTCGGACAGGCAGACGATGCCGGGGTGCTCCTCGCGGGCGCCCTCCGGTCCAATCAGCGCCCACCGGCACGGGTGGACCTCCGATGCGTTGCAGTCCACCTCGCGCCGTATAGCGGCCTCCAAACTGCGCCACTCCTGGCCGTCATGGAGCCCGTGAGCGCGGCACCATTCATGCGCCTTGCTTGTGCCCGTCATCGTGCCTCCCCCTTCGTGTCATACGGCAACAGTTGCTCACACTCGCTCAAAGCCTCATCGATGGCGGCATCAACATCGCCGGAAAACCCTGGCGACACACTCGCCGCGTAAAAGGCCCCGTCTTCTGGGTCGAATTCGACCTCGACATTGTCAAGACAAACGGCGTCATAAACGACCGTCCCGTCGCTGTCGAGTAGGGCGACCACAACACGAATCTCCATCAGAGCACCTCCCCCATGATCCAGGCGCGACCTGGGCCGGTGCCTGTCTCAACGTTGAGCCCGACTTTCGTGACGATAGCGTCCGTGCCCTCCCACTCGACCAGGTTGTGATCCGCGTCGGACATGATCCAGGAGAGAACGTCCGCACGTTGTGCTGGGGTCATTTTCCGCCATGCGTTGCGAGCATCGTACACGCGCCGCTTGTCCCCGGCGTCGAGGGTCCGTAGTGCCTTGCCGTTGCGATTCATCCCGCCACCTCCATAAGAATTTCTTCGGCCCCGAAGACCTCATCCGCCCCGCAAGTGTCGCACGGGTAGTTTCTCGCATCCGGCTCGACCTGGTAACGGCTCGCCCCGCAAGCAATGCAAAAACCTTCGTCGGTCAGGCCGACCTGGGATTCCTCGACGGCGGCGAAAAGGGTGTCGAGGTCAATGGACGGATGCAGCCGAACGGCCCGCCCTTTTGATAGGACTTTCATAGTCCCTCCTACCAGAATGTGTAAGCCGGATTCCATCCCGCATGGATTGAACCGGGGCGAAAAGCTTAAACCAAGCACCGCCTGATCGTCAACCGTTGCCCTGAATCCTTATCGGGAACAATGCGAGAGACGGGCTGGCTCTGACCCCGAACAGCACCCGAAACCCGAACACACCCCAAACCCTCGAGCGGCGTTGAAACGCGCCCTCAAAAACGCCCCCCGGCTTTGCGCTTATTAGTACGGCGATTGCTGTACAGTTTTTTAGGACTTCGTGTGGCGTGAGGTGTCAATATTTTTCGCGGCGAAATCCTTATGAGCGAATAAACATCAGAAGTCATTCTGCCTTTTGCCTTAACCCTCCGAGTCCAACTACTCAGCCGGATGTGGGAACGTATGGTTGCAGCATCTGGCTCCGAGAAACAGATTGCTCGAATTGTGACAGTTCACAGCCGCCACAAATTTCCCAGCGGGAGTCAGGTAGGTGATACGAGAAGAAGTTCTGTATCAGTTCTACCGCTTGCCGCGCCTCATTGCGCGTGAGGTGCTCGCGATCAGAGCGGCCCTTCCTTACTGGATTGGGGCGAATGTGTTTCTGAACCGCGACAAAGAAAAAGACTCGCTACAAAAGAACGAGTGGCCTCCGACCAACAGCGCCAATGAAATCCTCAAGTCACATGGGATCGATTGGGGTTACGAGCGTGGAGAGGTCAGGTTTTGCCACATTGAGTACGAGTTACGCCGCCAAGCCGCAGAAGTCATTTTTGACGTTGACAACCCCCGGCGGCATACTGTGAGAGAAGAGGTCATTTCCTTACTCAGTGATGTTGGAGTCTATGTGGAGACTGACACCCTGGGTTATCGCTGCGGAGACGCCAATGAGGATGGGTAAGAATTTCGAGATCGTCGGCATTCTAGGGCTACAGAAGGTGGGTGACGACGAATTCGTAAGTGCCATTGAACTGGACGCTGACTTTCTGTTATTGCCTCCAGAGGTGACGTGCCCCGCGTTGGAGACATATATCGCGATCATGCAGAATATCCTTGATGACCACGAGGCGGAATGGATTGCAACGAGCCAGGGTGATCAACCTCCTAATATGACCCAGATGAACTAATGGGAATCCAAAGAAACCCCCATCCGGTGTTCTCTGTGCTGTGGGGTGTCTGGGGGTTGGCGACGATCTACCTGTTTGCGACAGGCCCAACGCTAACTCCGTGGGCTATGTGGTTCGTGTATTTCTTGGCTGTCGAGTTAACCGGCGTGTTCTACAAAGGCCCGAACCAGGAACGCGACACCCTCTCCGAGACGATGACTTACCTACAGAGATCGTTCTCGCAGCACCGCCGCTTTGGTCGAGGTTGGAATGCCGCCTTGTTAGCCATCGTGCTCATGGTGTCGTGGGTGGGCGTCTATCCGGTGCCCAATGATTTCCAACGCGCCGTCATGGGGATATTAGTCGCCGTGTGGTTGTATGATCATTGGATGAGCCCCGATATCCACGGATGAAGGTCGGAAGCCTGTTCGCTGGTATTGGTGGGATAGATTTAGGGCTAGAACGCGCTGGGTTTAGTGTCATCTGGCAAGTTGAAAAAGACCAATTCTGCCGTGATGTTCTTCACAAACACTGGCCTCACATTCCTCAACACATTTTCGTTGAAGAGGTCGGTGCTCATAACCTGGAGGAATGTGATGTCATCTGCGGAGGATTCCCCTGCCAAGACATCTCAACAGCCGCGCCAAATGGGATGGGCCTGGCAGGAGCGAGATCTGGGCTGTGGTTTGAATTTGCCCGAGTCATTCGCGAACTACGACCCCGCTACGTTGTCGTGGAGAACGTCCCAGTACTCACTACTCGAGGGCTTGACCAAGTTCTCTCATCCTTGGCCGAAATGGGGTACGATGCGGAATGGTTCTGTGTACCAGCTTCCGCCTTTGGTGCGCCGCATCTCCGATGGAGAATGTTCATTGTTGCCTACACCGAGTGCGAGTTCGTATGGCAACAACAGAGGGGGGTCGGCGGGACGGGTTGGGCCGATCCGTCACAGTCTTCAATCAATGGCTCGCCACAATCTTTGGCCGACTCCTGTGGCAAAAGATGCTCAGGGTGCGAGGAATGCTACGTCGGTGAGGAAGCCTGGAAGTCAGCACAACGACGGTCGGACGCTGACGGACGCGGTGATTCTTTCGGGAGACGCGACCCTAGAAGAAACGGAGAAGGGGAATCGGGTGGTTGGTGGAGCATTGAACCCCCGGTGGGTAGAGTGGCTGATGGGGTTCCCGGTCGGGTGGACAGCCTTAGATCTCTAGGTAATGCAGTTGTCCCACAGGTAGCCGAGTGGATCGGCCACCGGATTATTACCCATGCTCTTGCGAGCGAAACGCCCCACAAATAACCTAATGAGCCTCAAGGATACCCCTTGAGGTCGTGTCTTAGTGAGTAGGGGCGCTGTGCGGTATCAGATGGTTCCCAAAACTCAGGGGTCAAATCCTGAGAAGTGGCGAAAAACCCGTTGGATACAGTTGGACCCAGCGGAGGTCAGAACGCTGATCGTGGATCGTTATGGGGACGCCATGGCTGACTACCTATATCAGCAACTCAATCACGGACACGTCATCGAAACAGCCTGGGGTTATCTCAGGCAGGAACCCGCCAAGGGGGACTTGTAATGAACATCTTCACCGTAATTGGCAATGTCGGTGGCGATCCAGAAGTCAGGACATTTGACTCTGGGTCGAAGCTGGTAGAGTTCAGTGTTGCCGAGAACCGTAAGTTCAAAGGTGAGACGCTGACCAACTGGTTCCGGTGCAAAGCATGGGGCCAGAAGGGCGAACTGATCGCTCAATACGTCAAGAAAGGCGACAAGATCGGCATTAACGGTCGTATCGAAATCCGAAAGGATGAGCAGGGCAGATACTGGACCGATGTCATCGTGAACCAGGTCGAGTTCCTTGGTCGCCGCGCCGTCGATGGTGAGGCCGCTCCCTCACCTACCGCTGACCCGAAAGACGACCTCCCGTGGTAGACGAACGTCTATCAGTTGGAGTGGTCATGGCGTTCACAAGTGTGCTGGGTGTTTCGTTGATCAATTTTGGTCAACATCACCTGTGGGCTGTCGGAGTCTTCTTCGGTGGTGTGCTTGTGAGCCTCTCCATTCTTGGTGGGCCAACCAACGAGTAAGTCCAATGCTCTTTGTTCGTGGAGGGTGCCCGCGCGCACCCAGTGAAACGGGCTTAGGGAAGTCGGATGTTGGGCGAGATGGTGTAGCAAAGGGAGGTCATGGCTCCTGCGCGCATTTGAGCCCACATCCGGCGCATGGGGGGTGGTAACGGTTTCGACGGTTAGTAAGGCCGTTAGCGGCACTGACCGGACCTGGGTTCGACTCCCAGCACCTCCATGATGGCGATTCTCTTCAAAAACAAGTGAGGGGCTGATGTCAACCAGTGAACAGCGAACCCTGGTTGAGCTTGCCGTGAATAAGAACGGCCCTACCGTCCTGCGTGGTCAGGAGTATCGACGGCTTTCGATTGCCAAACGCATCGCCTTGCTAGAGCGGTGGCATGAAAGCCTCTCTATAGAACTGGCCGACCTTGAAGACCAGTACCATGCAGAAGGGTGAGATCGACTTGGACGAAATCGTCCTCAGTTGGTCTAGTGGCGGTCTTCGTGAGGGTAGTCATCTTTGGTGGGAGATCGCAGAAGCCTTCCGGCGAGGGGAACCCCTGAAGCCCTATGAAGCAGTGCCTGGGTGTACTTGTATCCGCTGCACGGGCGTGATCCCGAAGCCTCCCACCAGAACTCAGGGATTACAAACCTCAATCACCGATGATCAAATCGCTCGAGCACGATCTTACCCAATTGTAGATGCCCTAGAGGAGCTTGGGTGTCGTCCCATTAGACGCGGGAATAGAGTTACGGCTCTGTGTCCGCTTCACGAAGATTCTCGACCCTCCACAGACATCACGCCAGGCAAGAACCTTTGGTACTGTTTCGTGTGCGCCGAAGGTGGCGATGTGATAAAGTTGTGGATGGCGGCGAAACGGATGTCGTTTGCTGACGCTGTCCGAGCACTCAGTTGACCTTCACAAAGAGTGATTGAGATGGGGAAAAGAAAACACACCGGCTGGCTTGGTGTCGCGAAGGAACGCGGTCGGTCCACGAAACCCATGAGCCCAGAAAAGATCGCCAAGAGGTGGCGCAAACTTGTCGCCATTTCATCCGGCAAGGGGACGATGCCAGGTCGGGACTCTTCCGGCACTATGCGTTATCCAACCCCGAAAGATGCGCCTAATATGGCCCGTGTGGAGACGATGAAATGAGCAGCCATCAACCCTTCTGGGATGACGCGAAAGAGTTACGCGCCTTTATGCGACACCTCTACCTCCACGGCTGGTTCGACTCCGAACAGGGGATGTTGACATTTCTGGAGAAGCCTTGGAAATACGGCAGTGAATACCGTGAGTTTCGGAACTTAAGGATGATTAACGAGGTCATCGAACAGGGCTTGGAGGAACTTAATGCCTGAGAATTTTGGAGCCTTCGCCGTGACAGTCATTGTGTTCCTGGTCGCTGTCGTCGTCCTTCAATGGTGGGGTGGGTCGAGTAAGACGACCATCCTACCCAAGCCGACATCGATTCGACTTGAGGAGATGGAAGAGGACGACAACGAGAAATGAGCGACGAACTGCCGATCATTTGGTCCTACGGAGGCGGCACTCAATCAGTAGCAATCGCCGTGTTGGTTGCTAGGGGCGAGTTACCTCGTCCCGATAGGGTGGTGATCGCAGACACAGGGCGCGAGGCCCAGGAGACATGGGATTACACGCGCGATGTGGTGAACCCGTTACTGGAACCCGTTGGCCTTGAGGTCGAGATTGCGTCACACGATTACGCAACAGTAGACCTCTACGCGCTCAATGGTGATCTCTTGATCCCTGCATTCACTGGGGAATCTGGTGCCCTGCCTGGCTTCTGTAGTAACGAGTGGAAGAAACGTGTGATTAGTCGGTGGGCAAAAGATCAAGGCTATGGCAAAAAGAATCCAGCAAGAATGTGGTTAGGAATCTCTGTCGATGAGGTTCATCGTGCGAAGCCTAGTGGGATTCCCTGGCTGCACTATCACTGGCCTTTGCTTTTAGATGTGCCACGCCGAAGAGATGAGTGTATTAACCTGGTGCAACTGTCTGGGTTGCCTACCCCGCCCAGGTCAGCGTGTTGGATGTGCCCGTATCGATCCAATGAAGAATGGAGACACATTCGGGACAACTACCCCGAGGAGTGGCAGAAAGCCATAGAACTCGAAAAAGAGATTCAGGATAAGGACGAGAGAGATGGGCTTTTGTTCCTGCACAAGAGTCGGGTGTCTCTTCAGGATGCCGTACTCGACCATGACAACTTGGATCTTTTTGGTGGTTGTGATTCCGGTTTCTGCATGGTCTGAATTTTGATGCCCGACAATCTTGAAGGCTTGATCGCAGCCTACAAAGTCGGACTAAGAAGATCGGAAGCCGCCAGAGCGCGTGGTGGCACCCACCGATACGGGTGGAAACCCTCGACCGATCGTCAGAGGTATGTCGATGGGATGTCTGCCGCCGCAGAGTGGTTGGTCACAGAGGCAACAGGACGCGAGTGGCTGTCTAATGGGTTGGTGCCCGACCCATCCTCAGAAGATGTCAGCGGCGGGATCAGTGTCCGCTGGACTGAACGCGATAACGGGTCGCTGATCATCTACCCCCACGACGATGCTCCATACTCCGCTCTTGTGACGGGTGACCACTGGAACTTGAGGGTCCGTGGCTATATCCACACAGATGTCGGCAAGAACAAGAACTTCTGGCGAGAGGATGTCAGATCCCCGGCGTACTTCGTTCCGCAACATCAGTTGCTGCCGATCACGGAACTCCGTCTAGCACCCTAAACGACAGCGCCCCTCCGACCAGGAAGGGGCGATATGGAAGGTCGGAGGGGCTAGGCGTCGGAAGGGGTTACGAGGATACCCGTGTTCTGTGGCGCAGTACGCGACCGACACTTGAGGGTGATATTACCTCCCCCTTTCTGGTCAATCAAACGCAGTGTTCGCAGTCAGTCATGGGCGTCTCCTGACGCTTCCGCGAACGTGATCGGCACAGCGGTCAAGACCATCTTCATCGTTCCCACCAGTTCCGAAGCGTTCGACCACTGAGCCGCGCCAGCGTTGTCCGGCGTCCCCTCCTCCAGCCGTGTCGCCAGACGGCATAAGTGTAGACGGCTAAGACCGTCGCACTCCAGATGGTTGTGATCATGTTGCTGCCACCTCTATGAATCTGTTTGTTGTGAACATCTGACGCACACTAGCGACGGCATCAACTCGCGCATTGTTTGCATCTGAAGTCATGCGGTCAAATCGGCGACGGATCACGTTACCTGGGGTCGTACCCATGCACATGGCAATAAGGAATGGGTGCGCGTCTGCCTCGACCATGCCAATAGCACCGGCATCACGAATCTCTTGGAAACGCACACCGATCTTGCGAGCACGATTCGTCATTTGTTTGGCGTTCCCAAAGTAGGCCAAAGCTGCTCGTACATCATCTGCGTATCGTGATGGCACCAGCACGGCCCTCTCCACCCCCCGAGCCATCTTGCCTTTGAACGGCGTACCGGGGATGCGAACGGTCACGCACGGAACCTCACCAAGCGGGTGACGCTCGACCCATTCGCGAACGATCCATGAAGAGGACGTAGCCGCATACACTTCATGCGACGACACGGAGGAGTGACCAGCAAGCTCCATGGCTGTACGGATGTCGGCACCTTGATCAAGCATCGCCGTCAAAGAGGTGTGGCGTAGCGCGTGGGGCGTCGAGGTGTCTGTGACACGCTCTAGGTAGTTCGAAATAATGAGCCTCATACCCGACTCACTGATCGAACCGCCCCTGTATGAGGTGAAGACAAACGGACTATCGCCGCGCTCTGGGAGCAACTCGAGGGCACTCATGCCGACAGGAACAGTGCGCCTCTTCCCACCCTTGCCCACAACCCGCAAAGAGTCGTTGTCGAGAACATCACTCCAGGTGAGTCGGCGAATCTCAATCTGCCGTAGCCCCATCACAGTGGCGAGGTAGAGGATGGCGTAATCACGACGAGAGTCCGCGAGGCTCAACAGATCGATCGACTCATCAACACTCAAGGCGCGGCCATGATCGTAGGAGCTTGGTGGGCTCCAGCCGTCCAAGACATCCTCCGGCTGGGCGGCTGCGATGTCGCGCAACGTCATTCCGGCAAACGATGCGATCACGGCACCACGGTCGTGGGCGTTGTCTAGTCGAGCCAGAATTTCATTAATCATGCTCCATCCTCCCAATTGCCGAGCCACTCGAAAGCGACCTCGTAGTGTGAGGGCAGACCAGTTGGGGACTTGCCACCCCACCTGACTGCCAGACGAATGTCGTCAGCGTTATCGCGACCGCGAGCCACCTCTGCCATCAAGCCAAGTGCGTCGGTGTACCGCTTGGATACGAGCCCTAGACCCCACGGGTCATGGGCTGTCCCAAACATGACCCGCCCACGCTCCCCTGTCGGCTCGACCACAAACTCTGGCATGAGTGCCGCCAGCCGTGTGAGCGCGTCTTTCGTTGACCTCGTCACCTTGCTCATCTCAGTGCTCCATTCGACCGGCTCTGACCCAAACCGTTTGCGTTGAGGTTCATCGCCGCCCCGTGCGAGCGTCCGCTTGAGTATGCTCCGCTATGCGTGTTGGCGTAGCGAGGTGTGGCAGACCGAAGCCTGACGTTGTCGTTGATCCATGCGTCAGCCGCTTCAGTTCCGGTGGCGAGTCGCACAAGGGCCGTCGTGTTCCCGGCGTACTGCTGTTCACGCTTAACCCTAGCGTCACGAAGCTGGCGACGGATGCCATCGACGGCACCCTCTAGCCAAGACCGACGCCAGTAACGAGGCGCGTATTCGTACTCAGCCTTGTACTGCTTGAGTGCTTTTCGCGACAGTCGGTCGAGGTCAGCCACCAAGCGCGAGAGAAGGTAGGTCGCGACAGCGCGATCTGATTCCTTGCCGACAATGGTGATGCGGCTCGTTCCACTGGTGTAGTACATCCGGCATCCATGATGGCTCGCCAGAGTGCTTGCCAGTTGGGACACCCAAGGGGTGCTCTTCCTTGCGCCACCGACACCCATGTCGCGGGTGTCCACCTGTTCCGCTTGGACATCCTCTTGCTCATAACGAGAGAAGTCGATGTCGGTTGCGGTCAGACGGTGCTGCGCCAGGAGTTCGCTAACCTTGGCCGCGAACGCAGCAGCCTCATGCTCGTTGCCGATAGCCGCCGCACTGTCCGCGTGATCGCGGAGCTTGCGGATGCGAAGCAGGAGTGCTTCGTGAGTCATTGCCACCTCCCATGGTGCAATCAATTGTGTCCATCAAGATCGCACGATAAGTGGGGGTGTCAAGGAGGTAAGTCTACGCCTGTAGAAAGAACCAGATTACGGAACCCCAAAAGAGTCCACACACGACAAACGTCAATAAGCAGCCGCGCAAAGCGTCACGGTTCATGGATGCTCCTGTGGGTAGACGTTACCGAGCAGGAGGGCGCGCACCTGGCGAGCGTAACCCAGTAAACTCTTGTCGTCGTCAGCCTTCGCTATACGATCCAGCAGTCTTTGGACTTCGCCTTCCTTCGTACCCACTACTTCGCGCTTCCGTGCTGCCATCGATCACCTCCCCTGTTTTCGTTTGGCTAGAAACGATACAAGCGATGGTGAGAGTGCCGCAAGTTATCGGTCGCTGTCGCGCGACCTTGAATCGTCTTGCACGGTCAGTTGGATCATTTCGTCCAACTTCTCTTCAAGCCGGATCAACGAAGCGTCTTGGCGGTCTACCGCAACAGAGAACTCGCGCAACGTGACGAGTTGGGATGCCTGACGTTGGGATACGGCTGTAGCCTCAAGGGTCGCGATACGATGGCCTAGCTCCATCAACGTCCTGGTCGTCCAAGCCCCAAGACCCAACGCCACCGTCAGGCACACACCAAGCACTGTTTGCACAAAAGGGTGAACGATTACCCTCACAGGGCGTCCGTCGCCATCACCTTGAGTGGAGGCATAAATCATCATTCATCACCTCAGGCTTGGTCCGACATTGATGGTTGCCGTCTGGGTCGGCCCGTCTGTGGTAGCGTCCACGATGTAACCCGCTACCTCGTAGATACCAGACTGATTAAAGTCACCCGCAATAGTCGTCGCTTCAATGTAGCCGTCCGTCCCATCACCGGCACCAATTGGCGAACCCGTAAAGGTGACACTACCACCCGTGTATGTCTTGCTCGTACCGTCTGGACGCTTGAGGTCGATCTCCTTGGTAGTCGCCGCCGATATGTTTGCCGCAGACTTGTAGCCCGTCAACGGGTCACGATCCTGAAGTTGGAGAATGATGCGAAAGCCGACCTGGCCCACAGTCGCATCGTATTCGTGACTCATCTCAGTACCTCACTCACCGAAGCTGAATCCTTTTGTGCCTTACGCAGCACACGGGTTACATAGTCGGCTTCACAAAGCATCAAGGTTGATACGTCGGTCGATTTTATGGTCGCTTGGCTGTAAACGACGGGCACAATGATTAATTCGGTCATGCCTTCAGTACCTTCTCAGCAAAGCTCCGGTAAAACCCAACTACAAAGATGTGGGCTCGTCCAATCACCTCTAGTATAAGGCTTTGTCTTCCGTAGCCGAAACACGCCACAGAACCGGCGTTTGACCCCTTTCCATACCCGTATGTCGGGATCACTGGAGGCGCTCCCGACGATCAACACCTTGTCCCTGGTACGGCTGAGTCGCCGCGACATCCTCATAGATGTTCGCAGTAACCAGGGGTGTCAGGCCGTCGTCATCGTAGATAGTGAGAGTGCCAGCGGTCGGGTCAGTCTCCAGCCGGTTGCGCGTGATCTTTTCGATCAGCGTGAGGCGGCGACCGTCAATCAGTTCGTCTATCACAGTCGCGCCGACCGATGAGTCGAGGAGCTTGCCGACTCCACGAACGACCACAGTGCCCCCGGTGACTGTCGATTCCAAAATCACCTGACCACTAGCGAGGTCGATAGACGCGCTTTCTAGGCCGGTTTTATTGCGGAGGGTGATGCCACCGTGATAGCCACGCATAGATAGAGTGCCGCCGGCGCCACCCATGTCTAGGATTGGTGTGCTTTCTCCGGCTACGCCTGACCAACAGTCCACGATGCTCGCGGTTGTGTTCCCGCCGCCAACGGTGTTTTTCGTGATTGTACCCATCAGCGTACAGCCGCGAAGCTCGCCGTTTCGGATCTCAAGATCCTCAGCCATGCAGTTGACGAGGGAGGACTCGTTATCGAGAACCCCCGTCACATACGCCATCGTGATCGTACACTCTTCCAGTGTGGCGTCTTGATCGACTGTGATCGCCGTCCGACGCATCCCCTCACCCATGATCGTGTAGCCGGTCATCGTTATGGCCGGGCCTATCGTGAGGTCCGACATCGCATGGAGGTGCGTGATGTTGTGCTCTGCGGCGACCGTCAGCGCATCAGCGATGTTGTCCACTGGGTGGAGCATTGTGCCCTGCGGATAGCGGGTGCCGGATGTGCCGTTTACGGCGTCGATGTGTACAGCACCGCCGAAGCTCATATCTTGCTGGAACGAGCCGTCGATCAAGTTGTTTACCACGTTGACGTTCGGCCCTGAGTTGTCGATTAGCGTCCCGACGCCTGTGATGTAAATGGTACAGGCACCCGTGACGGTCGAGTCAAGCTCAAGCGTCCCCGTTACCATGTCGATGGACATGGGCTTGGTGCCGGTCTTGTTGACGACCTTCATCTCGCCTGACCAAGCGCGAGCGTTGATCATCGCGTCACCGTTGCAGTCGATAATCGCCGGTTGTCCGACATTGAAAGCGTCTGCGGACGAGCACGAGTTCAGCATGATGATCCCCCCAGCGAGGTTCCCTCTCATGCTATACGAAAGGCCAGCAGCTAGGTCGCCACGCACCACGCATCGCTCCGCGTGACCGGCGAAATTGTCCACGCCTTTCAAGGCGACAGATGTGATATAGGTGCCGCCAGACAGAGGGCCTGTCAGAAGCATATTCCTGTACTCAGCGCCTGTCACCGTTGCACCCGCAGGGATGGTTAGCGCGGTAGTGCGCGGCGAGCGACCCTGAAAAAGCATATCGGTGTGATCTGGGCCGATGTCCAGAGTCAGATGGTCGGTCAAGCGAATAGTCGAAAGACCCTTGGCGTTTGCAATGGTCTGCGCGTCGGTTGAGTTGCTGACGGGCTGACGTGAAGTGCCCACCGGGAACAGAGTCCCAGCAGTGCCTGAGCCTGTGCTCACCCAGACTGAGGCGTCGGCATACGAAGCGAACTCCGCGTCCTCTGAGGTTATGAGTCCGGTGATGTCGAGGCTGTCCGGTGTCCCCTGGTTGTCAATCGGCGCAATAACACCACGCACCGCGTAGTCGCCGCCACTGACGCTGGCGTTGAGTCTCAGATAGCCAGATCTGAAATCAATGTTCGCTACGTCACCGGCTTGCGTGTTGTGGATTTCCAACCCGCCTGTGTAGCCGATGATTTGGATGTTTGTGTCCGCAGCCGCCAATAAGTTGCAAAGCTCGCCGGGAGCCGCACCGGGAATCCCAGAAGCAAGATTGACGCAGCTAAAGTCGTCGCCCAGGAAAACGCGGTTGTCTAAACCGGCGGGGTCAGGGAGTAGTAGACTCTCAGTGAAGATGCCTCGCAGATTTTGAAAACCACCAAAAAATCCGACGAAATCACCGTAAAATGGATCTGTACCTCCCGCCGTGCCCGAGAGATACGTCCTCTCAAATCGTGTGCCGTTGACGACATTGCCCGTGGCAAGGAAAATATGCTGACCCGACGTGATCGGCACGATGTTGAGATCCGACACATCGACGTCAATCGTGATCGGGGTGGCAACGCCACCCGCGAAAAATCGAATCTCGTAGATGCCATACTCAGCACAGAGTTGGGCAGCGTCCGAGAAATTGTCTACGGGTTGAGCTGGTGTCCCCCAAGGATGTTCGATTGCGGTCGCGGGTGCGCCGTTAATGGAGTCAAGCCACACAGCGCCTTGATAGTCGAGACGTTCTTGGAAGCCGCTGATGTCCTGAAGGCCCGCCGAGTTCGCTGACCGGATCGACACTTGGTTGACGTTCGTCACGTCCGCGACGTTGCTGTTTGCGCCAGCCAGGTTGACCGCATATTGACCGTCCTCGAAAGTCACCGTGTAGCCGTTGATGATTTCGATGACGCGAGCAAGTGTCACACCCCCGACCGTAACCGTCGTGTTGTGGCGGTGCGTGTCGAGGTACGGCATCCCTTGCGCGTCGTCCTCGAGATCTTTCAGGGTCAGGCGAAACGTGTCGAGGTCAAGCTGCCTAATCTCAGTCGGAGTAGACTGAACAAGCGTCGTGTCGGCCTTCGGGACATTAATGATCTTCTGCCCCCAATCCACTGAGATCGCCATAGCCTAACTCCGACTCGTCGGGCCGCGATTCGCCAAGGCGACAGCCGCCAACGCTTGCACTCGTGCCTCTAGCTCTACTACCCGCTGCTGCAAGGCGACGTGCTGCTGCTTTACGGCGGCGACCTCCTCCGCGCTCTCAGTTTTAAACCGGCTAATCGCATCTGCCAGCGACACCGAGTTGCGGTATTCGATAGACCGCGAAAGCACGCGCCGTTCTTCGGGAGTGATGTCGTTGAGGCTCATTGGTCGAGGATTAGCAGCACGGTCACGTCGAAACCGGTGTCGCTAATGGTTCCGGTGATCTGCCCTGTCTTGTAATACGGGCCGGGGGGCGAAGCGTAGCGGACACGACCAGTGACGGGTTGCGGATTTGTGTAGGCAAAACCCGCGTCCTCGATGACACCAGACCCATTGGTCGTGCCGGACAGGATGTCGGTACCAACAGCCAGGTCGCCGCCGCTTGCAGCCTCTAACAAAACGCGAGCCCCAGAGATCGCGCTCTGATCGTCGGCGTCTAGCACCGTGACGCGCACCGTTTTTGTATTGTTGATTACGACTGACGCGCCCGCCGAGCGATACGTCGGCGTGTTGGTATTGTCGCCGCCGATGTTGATTGTGACCGTGCCGCTTGTGGCTGAAACGAAGATCGCGGCGTCGTTAGTCGTGTCTGCACCGTAGCCGGTGAAGCGGAGGCCGGTCAGGTTATAGGTCGTCGCCGTATCCAGTTCAATCGCGTGACCAGAACCGGCCTGCTCAAACTCCGTATCGTGTAGGCCGGTCGTCGTACCGAAGGTCGGATCTTGCAGGCAAGCCACAGCAGAAGCGGAGTCGGTCACGATCTTGGCGTTCTGAATCTCCGCGCTGCTCTGTGTCAGAAGAGAACATCCGACCGTCGCGCCATTAACATCGACTGCGCTAGTCAGAGTGACGTTGCGAAAGTTCGTCAAGACGCCCGTGATCGTCGCCGTGCCGCTAGTCCCAGACACCACAAAGTCAGGGCGCGTGTCGCTGGTGGCCGATGAGCCAAGACCGATATGCGTGGAAGCGTCCGAAAACACAGAGGTGGCATTTTGCAGATCGACGAGGACGCCAAGGTCACCTGGCCCGTGGTAACCGTCAGGGTAGACCACGACCTCATCTGCCGACGTGAAGACAGTGGCAGTAGCTGATCCAATGTCGAGTCGTCCATTGCAGGTAATCGGTGACCCTGCACCAGCGGCTTGCGTTACGACGCCGTAGCGGTTGGTGGAGGTATTTTGGTCGCTCTCCACGAAGTCGGCGTAGGTGCCGTCAGGGTCAGCACCGTCGCCACTGACCAGCAAGAGGCCCGTGCCGATGTCGATGGCGTCAAGTCCGACGTTTTCTGCCTTCGAGTTTCCATTCTGGAACGCCGCCTCAAAACCAAAATAGTCCACCGCTGTGAGGCTAGGTGAACCAGACCCTGTGCCTTCCCGCCATGCTGCGATGTTGGGGTTGAGTCCGAAAATGAGGAAGCCGCCCTGCGGAGGGTATTCGTCGAAACGTCCCCGATTCGCATTGGTTCCCGCGACAATGTAGTGATAGAAGGCGTTGTTCGCAGAACCGAGTGAAACCCTAGCGCCAGCGGCCACCACAAGGTCCGCAAAGTCTGCGACTACGGCCTTCACAAACCAGAGAGGACGATTGGCGGCGGTCATATCCACAGCACCAGTGCCGGGGTCGTAATCAATGCCGCCGAACGACGCAGAGGTTATCTGCTTGTTGACGATGTTAGAGCCTTGATAACGGTTCTGCGGCTCTGCTGACGGCGATGGCCCCGTCGAGTTAAGGTTGCCCCAGTTAGTATTCGCGTCGGAGGCGTTTACCCTCGTGCCCTGGAATGACACAGCCACGGCGGTCATTACTACTTGACCCCTTCAAAACCATCCAGCGATCCGTTGATCGTGAATAAAAGGCCCATGGCATATTCAAACCAAGCTTGTGCTTCTGCCAGAGTGATCTCTCCAGCCTCATGGCGAACGTCGATGGCGGCAAGGTGAGCAGCATTTTCGGCGACAAACTCCGCTGCGTCTTGCGCTTCGCCCTTCTTAATCGCAAATGCTACCGCGTCTTCATCGAAGTTCTGAGAAATGAATCGCAACGACTCAGGCAGATATTCGTTTTTTCCATCTTCCCCGACGCCGACTAGTTTGGCAGTCGCCTTGACGCCTCGTATAGGTTGGTCAGGACTTGAAGGCGCAGAGTAAACAAATTGAGAAACGTGAAGCCGATTGAACGTGACATCTGGATAGCGCCGATCAGCGACATCGATACTCATCTAGGCCATCCTTACGCATCAGAGGTGCGGATCGCAGTCGTAGATCCACCCGTCGAGAAAAGGGTTCCGCTCGTTTCAAAAGTCTTGATGCCAATATTGTCGCCAGCCGTGCCACCATCGCGAACTCGAATAAACAGAGCGCGGTCGCTGCTGTAGACTGACGTGAAAGTCTCTGACGTTGAGGTGGCTAGGGCGTCGATGTAGCTGATGAAGACGTTGTTGCCGATACTGGCGTTCGTGACATCGAAGTCCGCGACATTCGGGACTGCGGCCTCCGACGCGGTGGGGTCAATGGTGAACGTTGCCCCAGTGTACGAGGTGTAAACCAGGCGGCGATACACGCCATCGTTGTCCGCAACGCGAATCGTACCAGAGGAAGGCGTATCCGATGGGATCGTGGTGTTAACCTCCACCGACGTGATGTTGGCAGTCGTCAGGGCCGTGGTGGCAATCGTGAACTGCCCGAGGTTGAGCGCCGAGCCGGTGCGCGGCCCAACAAGCACCCGATCCTCCCCAGAAACAAGACCAAGTACCTCGAACGTGACGTTGTTAGGAGGCGTACGCTGAGTGTTAGTGAGGTCGAACAGCTTGTCGGTGACGAGGAGCTTTGTCGGGTCTACGCCAACACCAAACGAGCCGATGAGCGCAGCACCCGTCGAAGTTCCAAGATACTCTGGAGAGACTGTGCGCGTTGTCACGCTGCCGTTTACGTCGGCGGTCGTTCCGTTGGTGCGGCCCGTAATCTCGTAGGTGTTGGCGGGGGGCAATCCATATGTCAACTGAATCCACTGGATGCCGGTGGTACCGTTGTCGTCCAGGGCCAGCAACACGCCCGACCCCCCGGTGTTGCCGTTGCCGGTAGGGGTACCGAACACGTCGGCAGTCATGTCGCCGCCGTCTAGCTGACTGATGGCGTCATTGTCGGAAAGGGTCGCACCGTTTTCGACAGCAACCACCATCGTGCCGGTTGTGCCTTGGTCATCAACGTAGAGCAGCTTGCCGACCGCAGTGCCGATGGCAAGGTACTCGCCGACGGTCCACGATGTCGCACCGGCCTCACCGTCGTAGGAGAACTTCGTCCCCCAGACGACTGTCTCGTCTTCGATGAACCCCGTGCCGCTTTCGTTTTGGTATGCCCACTGGTGCGTGATGCCACGGAAAAGCTCGCCATTGATTCCGTGAAGGTTGGTTGAGCTCCCACGCCGCTGGGTGTATTTCGTCCACTCGTACAGGTCGTTAATAACCGGCGAGGCTGGGGTTGTACCCGCTCCCCACGTCCACTTTGAGTAATACTCCTCATCAGTGCCATCGCCAGTGACATCAAAGAGTTGATAGCCTTCGGTGTTGGTGAACTGATCGTACGTCGCAACGGTACCGACAACCGTCTCGTTGTTTAGGTCGTTGGAGGTAAAGATAGCCGCCGTCGAGTTACCCACACCGAGTGTGGACTCAAACTCCGAGTAAGTGTCACCGAACTCACGCGCCTGTACGCGCACCTTCTTGCCGTCGATGTCGGCACCGTTGACGCGGGTCTTGACCATAATGCGCAGCAGGATGTTCTGCGCTGCGTCGGCGTTCAGGCCGGCCCCCCAGTAATTCGTCAGGAGCGCGTTGTCCTGTACGATTTGGAGGTTGGTACCGGCCTCGACCGATCCGACGACGACCAGCCCAGAGTACACGGTATCCCCGTCGTTCTGGGTGATTGAACCGTCGTAGATGTACTCAGCGGCGGTGTCGTCAATGTTGTAGATGACGCCGCCACCGGGAGCGAGGAGCGTGATGATGTTGTCCGTGGCGCGTTCGGATGGCGTCTGGCTGCTAATGTCCACCAGATCGTTGCCGGATGCTACGGCGTCGTCGGCGAGGTCTTGCAGCCAACGGTGGAACTCAAGGACCGTGTAGGTCGTCGTCCCTGAGACGTGGCGAATGTCGCCGTTCACTGCTACTGAAAAATCGTCACCGATAGCCATTATTTCTTCGCGTCAGACGTGGATGCACCGCCACGGGAGGTGGCACGGATTCTCCAATAATACGCGCCAGAAACACTGGATCAATCTGAACTACAACATTCGGCACCGCCGCTTCCGAGGCTTTTGGCTCTTTTTGCGAATAATTAGGTCTAGGCCACGGTTTTTACGATCAATACGCTGATGAGGCCATTCTGTTGGAGTGTGAAGCTCCCGAGGCGAGTCGTCACTTACGAAACCTTCTTTCACTAGAAAGTCGCAAGCCCACTTCAAGCCAGCCGCCAACTCAATGGGATCCCGAAGGGCGTGTAGGCGAAACCCGGCGTACTCCAGATGCCAGTATTTCCACGGCTCTTCTGGGGGCCGGATTCCCTGCGCCATAGCTTCCCGCAGACATTCACGTTGGTATGCGTAGCGAGCGTTGTCGTACACAATCGGTAGTGCTCGCTTCATCCAACCGCCATCCCTGCCGCGCTTAGTGCGCTTCTTCGCCATATCCAACATGGCGTTCATGCTAGGAGGTTCTGGGAGTCGCAGGACGAGCTTAGTAGGCGAATCTTTCTTCTTGCGCGTGTTCCGCGTCATCGAAGCGCGTGTACCCCCGATGCCAATAGAGTGGTATCGAACCCGTTGGCCCGTTCCTCTGCTTGGCTAGGATTAGTTCCGCAGCACCTTCAAGCGCCGGATCGTCACGGAAATAGTACTCTGGCCGGAACAGAAAAGCCACCAAGTCGGCGTCCTGTTCTATGGAGCCAGACTCGCGTAGGTCTGAAAGCATGGGGCGCTTGTCCTGCCGTTGCTCTGGAGAACGCGACAACTGTGATAGGCAGATGACGGGCACTCTAAGTTCTCGAGCGAGCCCTTTCAGCGCGAGGCTCATCTGAGCAACCTCTTGTTCCCGTGAGCGGCTTGAAGATCCACTAACTGGTCTAAGAAGCTGAAGGTAGTCAATCAAGACCAGCTTCAAGCCCCTGGGGGACGCCTTGAGCCGACGACACTTAGATCGTATGTCGAGCACGGTCTGGGTGGCATGGTCATCAATCCACAACGTCGAGGCACTGATGGAGCTTGCTCCCACGTTAACCCGTTTGATTTCCTCTGGTGTCATTGCACCACGCCGCCATTGATGAGCAGACACCATTGCCTCTGCGGACAACAGCCTCTCCATAAGACTGTCCGTATCCATTTCGAGGCTGAAAACAGCTACTTCGCCATGGTCCTTACCCCGCGCCACATTCATCGCAACATTCAACGCAAAAGCCGTCTTGCCCATCGAAGGACGCCCAGCAACGATCAACAATTGGCCTGGCTGCAATCCACCCGTCATTCGATCTAGGTCACGGAACCCCGTACCGATTCCAGTGATACCGTTGCGTGATGGCTCATAACGCTCCAATCGCTCGACTGTATCGAAGATGAGATCCGCAGCCCTGGCACTTGTTTGTTCGTGATTGGCTCCGACCTGGACCTCAAGGATTAACGATTCAATTGAATCGATGATCTCTCTGGGTGACTGATCTGTGTTGCCGCTCGTCGCACTGACAATACCCTGGCGGCAAACCTCGACCGTAGCCCGAAGTGCCGCGTAATCGGATACGATTTTACAATGCGTTTCGAGATAGTCCACGCTCAAGTCAACAGGAGCGCCGTACATTTCCGCCAAGGTGTTGATACCACCGACAGCTTCCACTGTCCCGTTGCTCTTCAGCTTTTCGTGAATCGCAACCGGGGTTGGTGCGCCACCTGAAGACAGAACCTGAAGGATGGCTTCGTAGATGTGGCCTAGGCTCGTCCAATAGAAGTGTGACGGCTGGATGATCGCCGTAGCCACACTCGCCAAATCTGGGTCAGCCAAAAGAGCGCAGACGACACTCTCTTCCGCTTCACGCGACTGAGGTATCTGATCGATCAACGCGCAGCCCTCGTCACGATCTCGCTCCAAACAGCCTCTTCCATTGTGTCACGGAATCGCGATAGGCCCGTCAGGCGCTTCTTGCGCTCATTGAATTCAGCTTGAAGAACCGTTTGTTGCTCCGCGCTCATGGCGGCATATAGCGCATTGATGTCTGGTGTTTCTAGGCTTGGCTGACTAGGCGTAGGACGAACAAATCCTGACAATTTCTTCCTCTCCTCCGCATGAGACGGGGAGAGGGGCTTGTGGCCTGAAGCCTCTTCTAACCAAGACTCACACCTATCTGTATTGCGAAACAACGACTCTGGAGCGTGGAGCTTCAGATCACTCATATAGAACTCCTTAGACTGAACGACCCGACAGAGCTTGCGAAATTTGTCCAACGGGTCTTTTTCCTTGTTCAGTCCTGCGAAGAGAAGGCAACCGTAAGCCGCACGACGGGCTTTGGTGAGTGTAAGGCGACGACCAAAAAGTTCGTTGTAGAGCTTATGAAGGGCCTCTACCATCTCACGTTGCGCGGCGGGTGGTCCTTGTGCTAGACCGTGGCGGATCGCCGGTCGCCCCACACGCTCCCTTTTGGGGTTCCACCACCCCGAATCGACCAAGGACTGAGTGAATCGCTCCACCTCGTCGGGTGCCCACGACCACCGCAGGGAAAAAAAATCCCGAGCCTCGCCCTTAACGATCCCTGACTCATACGAGCCCACCAAGTCCAGAAACGCTTCAGGCTGAGAGAACCTTCGTGGCTTTAGCCAGGCGGCGGATGAGAAGAAAGTGTGCTTCAATTCCATTCAACTACACACTCACCACTTCGCATCAACGGAGTCGCGCTCTGCCGCTGTGACACCATCCCACACGCTTACATCGTCTAGGTCGTCCCGACCCAGAGCCATGAAAGTGAGTAGGGCGAGAAAATTCCATGTTGCGTGAGCGAGGTGTAGGTGGCCCGTTTCGGCGTCTTTCGCTTCCACTCCGTAATGCATGACCTGTATCATGTGGCGCATTCCGCAGTCGAGAAGCGTGGAGTAACTCTGGCCGACCAACCAATCCTTGGGCGCATACTTCTTGGCACCGGCAGTCGCCACCGGCATGATCAACTCCAAACCCTTCAAGGGGGCGAACCACCAACCTGAAGGCTTGCCCTCAGAATAGCGAGTGCCACCAGCCGACTCTGTATCAGTCAAGGTGTCGCGTGACATGATCGTAATAGACCTCGCAGTAAGCCGAACGGCACCCGTTGTAAGCCAGCAGCGCACGTTCAAGATCGACGTTGGTTTCTAAGTAGTGGAGTAGGATCAGAACACCTTTGCAGATATTTGTGTCGATGTCGGCAAGGTCGTAACCACAATGAGGAAACTCCTCACTCCAGTAACGCGGCATCACCTGAAGAAGACCGACTGCGCCCGCATAGCTAACCGTGTCCGGTTTCAACCAAGGATTCTCGACACGCATGACAGCTAGGACTAAGTCCGGCTTCACCCCCGCCTTGTAAGCATTCTTGGCTACCGCGTTCGCTACTCGAGGAACAAGGGAACTGTCCGCTAAGGGCCAACGATAGAGGCTGGATTCAATGTCTGAGACATGGTGCTCCCACGGTTCTGGCAGAGGCACAGGTGTCGATCCATCCACCTCAGACACTGCAATGCCACTAGGGCTGATTGCAAAAAGAAGAGCAACAGTAAGGATCGTGCGAAACATCTTCACCTCTCATGTGATGGTGCCCCGACGCCTTGCCTAGTTAACTGCGATCTTCCCCTTCTTCTTTTTCGCCTTCTTCGTGCCTCCCTGGGGGAGCATCGCGAAGACCTCACGGAAATCACCCTCTGTCCATGTCTTAGGGTCTGACTCAACAGGAAGGGCATCGACAACGACCTGAGACACAAAAGCGTTGAAGTCGAAATCTGGATTGGCCTTCAAGTAGTCGCGAACCTGGCTCTTGTAGTCGCGAGCAGCGGTCGTGGGAGCCTCGACACCGTCCGAAAGCCACCGGACCAGATCACGACCGAAGTTCTCCGTCACGATCCCATGGAAGCTGTCGATATCGCTCCAACGAGTCTTGTCGATGGTCATCGTATGCTCGCGAGAGATGTCGCCGATCAGATCGAACTCATACTCAACGCCATCACGCTGAACCGGAGCCATGCCGACCTTGCGGATCTGAGTCCGCCCACGCTCGTCTTTCTCTTGGACATACGACATCTTGGACCGCATAGTAGCGATGATGTGAGCCTTGGACGAAATCAACTTCTCCATCAGAGCGTTGTGCTCCGGCGTCACCTTGGCCCACGCTTGAAACGTGTTGCCAGACTTAGACCGTGCGGCGAAACGATCCTTCATTTCCAAGGCACCACCCTTGCCGACCCATGCATGACTCAGTGAATCGATAATGATGATGTCGAAGCCAGCATCTTCACACGCTTCGATAGCCTTGACGTAACTCGCAGGGGAGTGGTCGGGCAGCGTCGAAGCAGGAACCATGAAGTCGAACTGATCGCTGTACTTCGCGGCAGAGTTATGCTCTGTGTCGATGACGACAATCGAAGCGTTCTTTCCGATTTCTTTCGCCATGCCCGTCGCCATGACGAGCGCGGTATAGGTCTTCCCTGCTCCGGTTGGGCCAATCAAGGCGACCCGCGCCTTAGCTTGCGATTTTCGCGCCTTTACGAAATCCATCTTACTCCTCCTCCTCGTAGTTCATCCACTCAGGTAGAAACAGGGTGACGCTGCCATTCGCCCCAAACCCAGGCCACTCATCCGACTCACGGCACTCGCCAATCTCTGACAGCCAACGGTACAACGTCTCCGCTGCCTGTGAGATCATGTCTGGCCCCGGCTGATACACAACCGTGTCGTAAGGGGGAACGGACTCTTGAGCGATCCAGTAGAAATTCTTTCGTGCTCGCCCGACATTCAGCGCACCGTTGAAGTAGAAAGCTGCTTGGCGATGATAGCCGTAACGAAGGATTGAGCGACGGAAACCATCTGGGTTGATGTCCCGAGTCGTCTTCAGATCAATGATCGCGTCTTCGTCGGACGAGTCGGCATCGATCAACGCCTTGCAGCGCATACCGGATGTCTCCTCAGTCCAGACGTAGGCCATTTCTCGCTCGACAGCAGAGTCGAGCAGGAAAGCCGCCATGTCCAACTCTAGGGTCGCCTCCATCATCCGATGTGCTTGATCCCAAACCGTTGCGGTGACGACCTCGACCCCATCTGGTTCCATGCCCCTGGGTCGATGTGTGGTGCAGAACATTGTGCCGTCGATGACAACTTGCGCCTTCTTAGAACACTGCGAGCCACGCGCTGTGGTCTGTGAGCACTGGCCTTGAAGGATGTATTCCGCAGTAAAGAGGGCGGGAGTCAGCACCAGACTATGGTAGACCCGTCCGAGGTTGGTCGCGGCAGTGGAATCTGAATGATCCGCCAGGAAGTGCCGCATCGACCCTTTGCCGAGCTTGTTCAGTCGGCTTGAGTTTACCGCATCCCAGCCCCGATAAATGTGGAAGGGGACTCTGGGGAAGACGAGGGGTTGGTCGTCTTCGGGCAGCAGGAGAGGAAACTCCCCCATGATACCTCCTTGATGATGTTTCGATTACGTCGATTTCGTATTAGGACGATACTGTAATCGATCAAGGAGATCTTTAGCAACCTGTACTTCTTTAGTCTACCGGCTGGCTGAGTCTATACGCGACGACAGGGTAGGTCTGCCCGCGTAGATCTTCCCGAAAGACTGTGACGCGCTCCAGGCGTCCCAAGTCCTTCGCAACGTGCAGCCGATTTCTTATCGTCTTCTCCCCAAGTCCTGTCGCCGACATCCACTCCCGAGTCGTGAGCGCATCGTCTGGACCTTGGCGCACGATCTCTTGAATGCGTTCAAGCTCCGCAATCATCTCATTCTCTGTCATGGCTTCCAAATCCTTTGAGGGTCGGCCTCTGGTTTGTATAGAAGAGGGTGGACTTGAGGGACACCGTCGTGCAACAAGATGACCAAGCCGCCACAATCCGGCATCGATTCGATACTAATCCGGCGAGTGAACTCGTCGTGCAATTTCCAGCAGGGGAGTTGGATCGCTCTTGTGATGCCCCGGTGGTCATAGCCGGAGTCCATGTACTTATGTAGGTGCGCCCGAATCGCCACATCCGCTGGTCGGCGACCCTCTAGGTGATGACTCAAATACATATCCAAGGCGTAGAGCCTCGAGTAACTTGCCCGAGTGTGCTCCCGCTGACCGGCGCGTCCATGGTGGCGAATATCGAAGAGGACACCGTCGATCTCCGCGTAGACGAACGGCCAGACAAAACTGTTCGTAGTGGGGTCTTTTACGATATGCTTGACGCCCTCGCGGTTCAGCCGTCCCATGACAGCCTTTTCTAGCCCCGCAGCTTTGCCAACGTGGGCTGGTGTTCCCCTCACAGCGTGGAGGGATTCGTACTTGAAACCTTCTAGCAAGAATTGGATGCAATCCGCTGCGACTTGGATGTGAATGCCTTCATCGTTACTCAGAAGCTGGGTGCTACGATGGTGGTCAGCATCTGTAAGATCTCCCACCCCGAAAACGTGAGTGCGATAACCCTTGGTTAGCCGTGCGATGTCGGCGCGAAACTTCACCCAGTTTCCCCACAGATACTCTTGCAATTTCGACGGCATGATCATTTGACCGTCGTCGTGCATGACACCATCTGGGTGCATGAGGCCGATCGTAGAACCACAATGAGTGTCCGAGAAGAACACCAAAGCTGACTTTGTCAAAACGCACCACCCAAAAAGACTCCCGCCGCCAACGGGATCGCGAACTCCATCGCACCCTTGAGCCAGGACATACGAGATTGAAGCACAATTACTGAGTCAGCATTCACCCTAGCCGACCAACTGCCACGAACACTGTAATCCGTGCCAATCAGATCACCATTGGAGAGTAAGCCGGTCAAGAACACTTCATTGCGTCCAGTCCACATCGCTTGATCGACAGATACTGAACGAAGAAGCAGCGTTGGTTCAACGTACACTGTATCCGTCACCGTCTGGCTTACCGTAATGGGCCGACAAAACGCTTGAACCTCGCTCTGTGCCCCCTGGGAGGCGACCGCGACCTGCACCGGGGGTACGTTGACGTACTTAATGCGATCCACAAAAGTGACAACCGTGTCCGGTTCTCGCTCTAAGAGAACCTCCACCGGCACCTCGACCCGTTGATAACGCACCTCTGGATCAGCGCGTCCACCCCGCCCCCAAAGGAACGCTGCGACGACTATCGCTAGGGTTAGCGCGTCACGCTTTCGGACGGGCATCTTCAGTGATGTGGATGACGACACGGTCACCAGCGTCTATCGCCAGCTTGATTTTCCGATAGACCTCTAGGTACGCCTGTGTGGACTTATGGACTTCAAACTCGCCGTCAGGGAGGATGACAGGGTGAAGCCCAGGAAGAAGACAGCCACTGGTCTGGGATTCGCGATTGCCTGGATGTATGTAAATCCACTCGAAATCCGGCACCGCTTGGAGATGTGGCACACCCTTATGATTGTCGAATTTCGTGTCGTAGTGACCGAAGCTGGGCGACCCTTCCCGCAGTTGGATTTCGTAGACCCCCGGTGGGATACACGTTTCGTGCGCCACCTTAACGGCGCGGCGTTCGTCTTCTAAGACGAAGCACTCAAACCGTCGCGAAGGTACGCCATCGACGTACAGTTTTCCGAGAGTGCTCGTCTCTCCGAACGCGAAGCGATGGAGTTCAAGAGTTAACAGGCTTTTACCCTCGTCCGAGTAGCTTGGCACCCTCACCGGCTGTGATGACGCCGACCGCGATGAAGGACGCAATAAACCCTGCACTGCCGATAAGAAGGTTTTCGCGCACCAAGAAACCAACAACACCAACCAAAAGCCCAGCAAGCCCACCCAGGCCGATAATGATCGTCTTGATGCGCTCACGTTCATCCGCCTCTTCCGCTTCAGCTTCTTGCTGTTTGCGCTTGGCGATTAGGAGTGCAACCTCCTCTTCAGAGAGGTCATCGCGCCCCTGCCTCTGTTCTTCTATCTGCATTGCCTTCCTAGAAACTCTGAGGGTTGTGCCCCAAAGCAACCTAGTCGGTCAGCAGCCCTGCCTCAAACAGAATGCGAGCCTGAACCGGGGTGAGATCGACACCCTCCAAATCGTCAAATTTGAACGGCTCAATCTCGATATCGGGAGCCTCGTCTCCAACGATGTCCTGGATTCCGTTTTGAAAGTCCACCCACTTCGGATGGTCAGGCTTGATCTCCGTCTCACCCTCCTCGAGACAGGTCGCCAGAACTTCCTGAACTCGCTTGTCGAACTCTGACTGCCATACGTCGAGTTCCTTGTGGGCCTTGCCAAGCCTGACCGCTGTACGGAGAGGCAACTTCTCACCAATCTGCTCAATGATCTGCATCACCGGCTTAATGAGATGGACTTCCATCTGGATCATAGCGAAAACTCCCTGCGCCTTGGAATTGTGGAACCGCTAAAAATACGCCACCCGATAGGTCGCGTCACCCCTGGTTGATCGGCCTGTCGGCGTCGAGCTTGTCGCCCAACAGCGGGACGATGGCGTCCATCATTGCCTTTTCGCCCTGCGTGAAATCGTCGCGGCTGTAGCCGATGCGATTAGCGATAGGCGGGGGCGTGTAGCCTGGGTTGGCAGGCTCGTCGGGGAAAGCGTCTTGATACCCGATGTGCGCCATGACGACCTCACCTGTTTCAGGGTCCAGGTCGAAGGCAACAGAAATACGTCTGCGTGTGATAGCCATCAGTTGAGTCGATCTCTAGGCTTGGTAGCACCAGTGGACGGCTCAACTTGCTTCCTGGCGACCATCTTGGCAACCAAAGCGCCAGCAAAGAAGGCGAAGGCAACGACAGCGATGTGTAGTGTGGTGAAAGATGCCATGAGTCTTCAGGGGGTTAGGGTGAGAAAATCACACGGCACTCAGAGACTTCAAAATTGGCCTCTTCGTCTAAGCCCGTGTTCATCGTGTTATCGAATAGCATATCGACTTCAACGTCGGCCCAATCGGTGACGCTGTTGATTTGAGTCTGGTTTAGGAACAAAGAGTAGTCAGCGAACGCTGTGGTGAGGGCTGTCGCTGATCCGGTTGCCCGCTGGGTGTTGTTTTCGTCAAACCGAATCGTCAGTTCTGGTGCGTTGGACAGACTCACCCCCGGCTCTAGATACCTAGCCCTCACCTGAACCTCGACCGTCTGCGAACCAATCGGATCACCGTTTGGTGTCTCCATGTTGAATCCGAGGGTTCGCGTGTCATCGAGGATGACGATTTGGAGAGTGACGTAATCGGTGTCGGACTCGCTATCGACCGACTGCCAGAGGTTCGTCGTCGCCCCACCCTCGTCCTCCCATTGAGAGGTGGTGCGGTCGCCGTTTGCCCAAATTGTGTCTGTGACAGGAACGCCGATGGCACCGACAACTAGATAAGGGAAAGCCATCAAGTCACCACGAAGTAAGAGCCGATGATCTTGGGGGTCGCGGTCGTCGTCTTGAAGAATTGGACGACCGTAATGTCTCCCGCTGTTGCGCCCGTGGCCGTCGTAGGCACATCCCCGTTGGCCCAAAGCAAGCCCGTACCTGTCCACGCGACGGTCTGAGCGGAGCCACCGTTGTACTGGAGGAGGACGACATATGACCCACCCGCTTGCATCAGATTCTCTTGGATGTCGATGGTCGTCGTCGTGCTCGTAGAATCAAAGTCGATCACCAACTGGTTTCCGAGATCCCAATCTAGGTTGACCGTGCCTGTGTCTTCGTACTGGGTCTGGTATTCAGCCGCGTACACCTGTCCATTGAGAAATCCAGTGCGACACTGGGTGGACGTCGTAGAATCTGATTGGATTCGGATACTGTTCGCAGCGTAGATGCGAACGCCATCAACCTCGTTGACGATGTTCAACCAATCCCCAGAATCGGCGTATTGGATGTACGCCCGCCTATTAAGGTTTTGAGAGAAAGCGATGTACGGGCTCCCCGTTGCTGACGTAGTGTTGATCCGCACAACAGAGTCAACGTTGGCGTTGAACGTAGCCATGTAGGCTGCGTTGTAATCAAGCGTCAGGAGATTAATTGCGTTTCCGAAATCGCGAATGTGAGTTGCGGCTCCGGCGATAGCCGTGCCGAAGTAGGTCGTACCGTCATCGTAAGACTGCCAATAGCCTTTGTAGCCGTCGTTGTTGGCAAGAGAGATGTAAGGGTTCCCGGTCGCGTTACTGACTCGCACCGTCAGGGCTTCGTCAGCCGTAGTCTGCAATTCAATCGTCCCGCCGTTTTCGTTGACGAGGTAGGTATAGGCGTTGCTGTTGTTGTACGAGAGGTACATCCGGCGAGTGCCGTTTTGATTCCAAGAGATGTAGGGGCTTCCAGTGGCGGATGTTTGGTTTAGAGACAGTAATTCGTTGCGGCTCTCCGAAACCCTGATGTACCGATTTGTGTTAATCCGCAAGTTTACAGCGTCTACGTCTAAAAAAGCGGCGTCAGTGGTTGCACTGAGGCGTAGGTTTCCAGCAGTAGTTAGGCGCATCCCGGTGTCGGGGTCGGCGCTAAACGAATACGTCGGAGTCGAGTTCCCTCCACTGTATGCGGGCTGAACTTGACCGCTTGTCGTGAACGCCCATTGGGCAGCGGTCGTATATCCGCTTTGCTGGTTGGGTGCGATGTACACATTGGCGTCTGCGGCCAAATGCAAGTTCTCCACAGTCGTTGCGGCGACGATGCCACGACCAGTGACGTAGGCATCGACATTATCCCCGGCAGCAATGACGATGGACGAGTCTGCCCCCATAGAGAAGCCACCTTGGTTGGTGATCTTCTTCATCCGGCTGACCCCCGTGCCATCCCAACTAAAGAAGGTGGTGCCAACC